TTATGGCACAGTGTAGCTGAAAAGGGTATCGCAATATGCCATGCGATCCTTGGTCCAGTCGACAAGCGCGATCCCGCCCACGCCGGGATAGAACCAAGGGCTGTCAGCGTAGGTCGCAGGGAAAATCTCACGGTCTTTTTCGCGCCAGTCATCCACGATCTTCCGATCGAGGGCGGTGGCCAGATCGAAGATCGTCTTGAGGGAAAAGATGCCGTTATTGCGCAGCTCCGCATAGCGCGCATTGCACTCGTCGCGCAGGTTCGCAAGCACGAGCCCCCAGATGCCGAAGCCAGACGTTGCGCTGCCGCTGATGCCGGTCTGGAATGTCCGATCCAGATCGTAGACCGTCGCCGTCCAATGTGTGCCGTCATGGGTGGCGAACAGCCGGTTGTTGTGCCGCCCATCGAGGTCGCCAACAAACTCCATGAACAGCACGGTATCGATGAAGCTGTCGACGTGGAGATAGTCTTGGTAGGTGGTCGCGAAATCCTGCACGCCATTGATGCAGTCGGCGATCCAGTTAAAGAACCGTTCCACCTTCACGCTCACGTCGCCATCGGTGACAGTCATACCCGGCTCGTAGCCATCGATATCCGGCGCGCGCACCTCCCACTGGCCCCAGTTGAACGAGTCCCACGAAATGAAGCCGTTTCCGAGCTTCCAATCGTTTTCGATCAGAATGTGGTTCGTATTGCCTTCCTGCATCGCGTAGTTGGGCGGGTCTTTCTTGGTGCGCAGAATATACGTGCCCATGCTGAAACCGCCCACGTCGAGCAACGCGGGCACGCCCTGAGTGCCCATCACCGCGTCCGTTTGGCTCTGAACGGCGGGCCAAGTCGGATACTGATCAAGCAGGCTCGCCGGCCAAATCAGGTTGTTGGGATAGTCGTAGCTGCGGCGGATCATGCGCCAAAGCTCGTTGGACACTGTGTCGCGCACCTTCGTCATGTCTCGATCGTAGCCCTTGAGCACGAGCTTCTTGGTGATCTTCCAGTCGCCGATCTTGAAATGCACGCGATCGCCGCCGCGGTCATAGAGTTTCAGATCGATATTGCGCTTGATCGTCGCCTTGTCCACCGCTGCCTGCCCCTGCATTTCGAGCTTGCAGCGATAGGTGCCGATCGTCGCACCGCTCTGACGGATTTGCATGATCCCTTCAAAGCCGCCCAGGCTCTCAGCGGCCACATTCGGCAGGAAGCCTTGGATCAGGTGAAACTCGAGGCCCTCGGGGTTTGCGATATAGCGCCGCTTGCCCTTCGTCAGCGTCGTGTTCGCATCGTATTCTTTGCGGCGGATGAACTTGCAGGACAGCTGGTATTGCTTCGTGATCATGAGATTGATCATGCCGTCAACCTCGTCTTTGTCGATCGCGAGCGGCTCGCGGCTGTTCAAGACCAAGAAGCCCTTGTGCTTGGAACGGTAGTAACCGTGGAGCGGCTGCGGCACGAAATCGGAGTTGCTCGAGGGCCCTTTGTAGATCGCCTTGAACTCCGCGCCAGTGCTCGTCTCGGAAGGGCGCAGTATCATCGGCATCCCATAGAACCCCTGGCTCCCCGCCATGTTGCCCAAGAACTCGATTTCCTGCTTTTCGGGGATGAAGAACGGCATCGATCCGTGCATCCCATCCTCCCCGGTATCGAGCGAGGGCGGGTTGACGGTCGACTGCACGCCATCTTCCAGCCAAGAAGAATACCAGCCGAAGCCGTCGACAGGCTGGATCGTCACAATGCCGTCCTCAACGGCATCGGTATAAGCCTTCTCGTCATAGACCTTGATTGGCGCATCGAGATAGAAATCATCGACCGAAGCCTGATCAGCTGCCTCAACCGCGATCCCGACCCAGCCAGACCGCGATGCAACGATCTGGCGCTCTGCGAGCGGGTGGGGCGAGCCGCCCATTTCGCGCGTCAGGAACATGACCCATTCATCGCCGATTTTGTTCAGAGCGTCGTCGGGCAGCCCGATCACGCTCGAATGGTTCAGCTTATGGTTCGATTTGAAAACGATCACATCGTCTTTGCGAACTGGGATATAGCCGACGCCTGCGACGAGAGAATACGAGTTGCGCGTGTTCCCGTAGAAATTCCCCTCTTCCGGCAAGACTTTATAGGCGGGCTTGATCGTTTCGAGAATCGCCGCGCGCGCATCCTCAAACTCATGGTTCTTGATCTTGCGGCACGAGCCGGTGCCCGTGGCGCTGGTGAACATCACCGTCATGTCCCGATCAGCCACGACATAGCGCTTGCAGCCGGGCATGTCGGCATTGGGCTTGTTGGTCGTGCTGAACAAGGTGCCGAAGTAGGGAACAGGCGAAACCCCATAGTCCGCGTCGATATCTTCCTCATCGTAGACCGTCACATAGGCGCGGCTCCAAAGGCCGGAAATCTCATCGATTTCCAGCTCGAGGATTTCGCCCTCCTTGATGTGGACTGGCCCAAGGAAGTCTTGCTGGGGTTCGGGGGTCGCCATCACGGTCTTGGAAGACTGGTTGGCGTAATAGCCGGTTTGGCGCTTGAGAACCGATTCCTTCTTGAACCAGTTGCGATCGTATTTGTGCCGCTCATCGGTGACGAAGGCCCAGCAGTTATCGGTCGGGAAGGGGGTATTGCACGCGATCTGCGCGCGCACAAAGCCGTCCTGCTCGATCTTATAGTTCTCGATCGCCCCAAAGCTCGTGTTGCCTTTGGACGGGTTCACACACATGCCTGACGGGTCGGGCTGGTCGCTCACGCCGCCGATTTTCAGGAGGGTCTTGCTCGTGTCGTAGAACGCGATGCTGGCCTGGATGATATTGAGCGGCAGCATTGCGTGAAGATATTGACCGGCCTTGACCGGGATATACTCGCTCAAGCCTTGGCCCGTGTCGCTGGTGATCGCGGTCGCGCTCTGCGCTGCATACCCGGCGTTCATCGTGCTGATGATCGGCGAGCAAACCGGAATGTCGTCTTCCATCTGGTGCATGAAAGGCAGGTATTCGTCGGCCCAATTCTGCTTCCAGTAGTGCTTGAGGGTGACGCGATCGAGGCTGTCGGTCGACGTGGTTTCAAGAAGGCCATGCACGCGGATAAAGCCGTCTTCAGGCACGCGGAAATACTTCTTCTCCGGGCGCTCCGGGCGGGCGTGGAGGTTCAGGATCGCTTTCGTTTCCGAGGAGTAGGGCATGACGCGCCCCGCGAACACCAGCGCGCCGCGAGGCGTATTTTCGTCCGTGTAGAACGCCACCATGTTTTCCATCGACGTAAGCATGTCGGGGGTGATCCACAGGCGGTAACAGTCGCCCTTCTTCACGGGGATCAAATCGGACACGCCATATTTGGCGTCAGCGATCAGGCCCGGCGTCTCGCTGCCCTTCCAGTTGCGCGAGCCTTCCGTGGTGATCAGCTCGCTCAGCTTGTCCGAGGAAATGATGCCGGATTCGCCGCCACCGCCGCTACCGTCGGGCACCTTGTCGGCGTTCAGCAGGCGCACCCACCAGACATTGCTGGCATCTTTCACCGTATCCGGGCCAGCTACCGGCGCGGGAGAGGCGGGGGCTTTGATCCAGAAGCTCGCCGGGTCGGTGGTCCAGACGCCGATCGCGCCTTGCGGCACCTCAGCCCCCGAAAGGTCGGACAGCTGCAACGTCACCGTGCGCCCGGTCGCAAAGAGGTCATTGAGAGCCTGCTCGGCCTGTTGGGCTCGGTCGGCCTCTTCCGAAACCGCAGACGCCACCAGATCGGAAAGAGCCTGCTCCGCATCTTCGGCGCGCGTTTTCTCCGCGGTGATCGCCTCATAGATCGCGTTGAGCGCGGACGGCTTGAGGAGGGTTACTTGGGTCATGAGCGCCTCGTGTCCAGTATGGAGGGGCAGGCAACCATGACCGGCCCATAATTCGTGTGTTGGGCGCGCTACGAGCGCGCAATTGGGGCCACACGTCCTATGGGCTTTGAGCCAAATCTAGCAGGATCGCGGCTCACAATCCACCAGATAAGGGGCCGGCGCGATCGACCCATCCATTCGCATCGCCGCATGAAATCAGCCGGGCGCGATCTTCGGCCCAGAAGCTCCAAGCCTCATGCTGGGTAAGCGCCCGATCGGGCGGCTCGGTCGGTGGCGCGCAGGCGATGCTATCGCTGCGGGAGCAAGCGCACACGGCCAGCAGACAGGCCGCAATCAGTGCCGTTCGGTAGGTCACGCTCGGCCTCCTTTGCCTTATCGAGAGCGGATTGCAGGGCGATCACGCGCGCCTGCGCGCGCTGGGTGGCCTCGAGCTGGCCCTCGAGCGCAACCCTCTTGGCCTCGAGGTCGTTGGCGCGGATCGTGGACAGCTCTGCCTTGCAGGCCAGATCGCGGATGCCGTAGCCGAAGGCGACAAGCGCCAGTGCAGCCAGACACAGCACGATCAGACGCCAGTTGGCGCGAAGCCAGAGCCAGGGCGCTATCATTCCACGCCCACCATGCAGCTGCGAACCGCCTTCTTGCGCCGGATCACCAGACCGCGCACGACGCGGCCCCCTTGCTTGTTCCACCAGCCAAGCGCGGTGCAGCCGCCGCGCACGTTGCCCGCGTTCAACCGGCGCATGGCGGTGGAATGGCCGATCGCGCTCACCCCGCAGTTATAGGCGGTGTCGAGATAGGCCACCGCGCGCAGAAGCGTGAGCCGATACAGCAGCGTGTCGCTAGAGAAGTAGGGTTTGAGGCCGAACCAGTAGGTGCGCACCTCCTCGGCCAGCAGGGCGATGCACTCCTCATGAGTTGCGGTATCACCCAGCCGCACGCCCTTGGTGCTGCCAAAGCAGATCGTGGGCCGATCGATCGGCGTCGGGAGATAGGCCACGAGCCGCTCCCCCTCGTTTTGCGCGATCACCGGCGTGGATTGCTCGATAACCTGCGCATCGAAGCTCGAGGCGCTGGCCGTGCGCGCCAATGCGATCGAGAAGGCCACCACCAGCAACGCTATGGCGATGATGCGCAGCCACTCGAGCCAGATCGGCAGGCCTTGCCGGATCACGCGCAGGGCTTGCCCGGCGAGCGGCAGGCCGATGCTCAGATATCCGATAAGGATCGGATCGTAATCTTGCCCGGTGAGTGCGAAACGCAGCTCTGCCCCCACGAAGAGCGCCACCCCGGCCAAGGTCAGCCAGAAGCTCCCCGATACCGCCAGAACGCGCTTCCAGTCGTCTACAAGTTTCGGCTTGATCGCCATCGTCTCTATCCCTTCATCGTTGGAGTGAGCCAGCGAGGCTTGGGCTTCGGTCGCGGCGAGCGTCTCGGGCTGATCAGCTCGGCAGGATTTGGTTTAGCTTTGGCCTCGAAGACGTTGAAAATATTGCTATCCACGCAAGCGGTGCGCTCTCCGACGAGGGGAATGCCGGTCTTCACATGAATGCAGGTTGTGAGCACATAGGAACCTTCCACCAGCTCCTGAGTGCAGGGCGGCAGGGCCCCGGCAGTCCACCAATCCAGATCGACGCTGGCGCGCAGCTTCACGCCCTCGCGGTAGCGAACCGTTTCGCCGCCTGAGCACATCACATTCAGGTCGGGCAGGTTGCGCACGGTGGTCGTGTAGGAGCCGTTGAAGGCGCGCAGGATCGATCGATCTGGCACCACGCGCACCGGCCCGCCCACGCGGCCATCATCGACATGGACCGCGCGCAGCTCATACCAGTGCGAGGCTGGCCATAGCTCGCGCCAGCCATAGAGCGAAGAGATTGTGATCCCGACGAAGAAGAGGGCGAGGAAGACTGCCCCCAAGAGCTTGTCAAAGCGTGTCCAAGGAGCGTCCCGACTCATTTGAAAATCCCCGATTTGATGGTCGCGATGGACCCCACCACCAGAGCCAGCCCGGAAATGATGCGAATGCCCCACTTGATCGAGAAACCGCCATTTTCTGCGATCCAGAGCATTCGATTGAGCCGCTGATACAGCGTCGGCGACTTGTCCCGGCCCAAGGGGGGCTGGAAAAAGGCGTTGTCGATCTTCGCAATGATCTTGCTCTGCTCGAGCAAGTCTTTGCGCTGATCAGTGACCTGCTGGCGCAGCGCGGTCAGCTCGCGAGACATGTCCGCGATCATATCGGCTTCGTCAGGGGTCATGGGGTATGACCTGCGACGGCGAAAGGCAGTTGAAGGTGGGGAAAGTGCTGCATGGAAATCGGCCCTTTGAAGTTGGTGGCCGCACTTCCTATGCGATGGTTCCAGATTTAGCAGATGATCCCGCGTAAATCTACCAGATAGAGGGGAGGCGGGGCGCGAGGCCCCGCCACCTATCAATTCCAGACCGAGGGCGGCTGGTTGGAGCGCAGATAATCGTTCAGCTTGGGGTTCAGACCCACGCCGAACTCATTGCGCTGGTGGGCGCGATTGCGCGCCCGCGCAGACTGCCGGATATTATCGGCGCTGATCGGATAGAACGGATACTGACGGTTGAAGTCCTTGATCCGTTCGATCGTCTTCTCGCTGATCGGCTGGCCGGCGCGCAGCTCTTCGGCGGCTGCCTTCATCGCATCCGAGCGCATCGAGGTAATCTCGCGCTCTTGGTTCTTGAGGCGGCTGTTGATGTCATAGCGCTCGGATACCTGCGCGGGCGTGAAGCCAAGCGCCTGCACGATCGCCTGATAGGCCGACACGTCCTCGATGAGAGGATCGCCATTGAGCGTTGTCACCCCTTCGGTGCTGTAGCGCACTCCTTTCATGATGTTCTTGGCCCAGACCGGCGATGCGGTTTCGGCCCCGCGCTCGATCTTGCCCTCTTGGGCGAGCTGCGCGGCGCGCATGAAGCTGCCGGGCAGGGCACCGACCACCGGGCCCGCGATCTGCTCGAGATAGTTCAGCCAAACGTCCTTGCCCTCGAGCCCCGCATAGGGGGAGCGGAACCACAGGTCAGGCATCCCGATACGGTTGGTCAGGTTGGTGCCCGTGATCTGGCCGGGAACGCCGTTGAGCACCATGCCCATCGTCCAGTTCCAAGCTGCCGTGCCCGGATCGTCGCCGTGCATCAGCAGCGCGTCTTGCAGCCACGCATCCATGTCGTCGCCGCCACCGGGGAAGAACATGCCCAGAAGGCCCATCAGGAGGCTGTAACCCCACACGCCACGAATACCGGCATGGCCCATGAGCGAGAGCGTAATGCCGATGAGCTGCGATCGCGCCTCGCGCCGTGCCTCGGGGGTATCGCCCGCGAAGGTCTGATGCGCATCGCGGAACATGCGATAGAGCATATTCACCGTGTAGTTGCGGAACACGGTCATGATCTTGCCCAGATCAGACTGCATCACGCGCGGGCGGGCGTTGTTCTGGTAGTCGAAGTGAACCCGCTTCACGATCGCGTCGGCGTCGTTCATCGCCGCGTCATGGCCCATGCCGGTCTTGCGTGCCATGCGGTAGGCCGCGAGATAGGTCACTTCGCGGTTCATCCGCTCGGTATGGTGGAACATGAAGCCGATCACGCGCATGACCTTCTCGCGCGTCGGGTTGTATTGCACCCCGCTCTCGGCCACGGACGCCAAGTCATGCGCCTGCGTGCGGTCGATCGTGCCGCGCCGATAGCCCTCTTCCATCGCGCGCAGATCGTCGCCGGTGAGGCTGTTCTCGGTGCCCCACATTTCCATCTTCACCGGGACGCCTGCCACGCGCTTCGTGACCTTGCCCTTGCCGTTGGCGAAGTCCTTGGTTGCCCGCGTCAGCTCCTTCGCCGCGCCGCTCACGCCCAGCTTGGAATAGTGCGAGCCAAGGATCGGCAGGCCCAGAATGGTTGTCTGCGAGAGGTTCACCAGCGCCGCGGCTGGCGACATGCCCAGATACCAGAAGAAGGCCACCGAGTTTGCGGCGGTGATCAGCGGGTTGTTGGTCGGGCGCATGGTGAAGTCATGGCGCTTGCGCATTTCGTTGACCACGAAGCCCGCGCGCTCGGGCTTGAACCCTTCACTGGCCTCGAGCTGCGCCTTGTCCAGCTCGTTGCCCATTTCCAGCCCGTATTTCAGCCGGGCGAGCTGGTGGGCCCCGTGGAACATGGCCGACGAGAAAGCCCGCACCGCATCGCTGTTGTAGCCCATGCGGTTCTTGCGGTGAATCTTGGCATTGCGGATCGAGAAATCGGGCATCGTCTCGAGGTAGCTTTGCCAGATCGAATCCAGCAGCTCACGGTTCACATCGTTGTCGCCCAGCATTTCGATGATATCGGAGACAAAGGCCGGATCGATCTGCGCTTGCAGCTCTGCCGTGTCGCTGAGAACACCGCGCTGCACCCGGCCAGGGTGTTCCTTCTCGGCTTGCGCCACATAGGCTTCCTGCTTGGCCTGCGTCTCGAACCGGGAGAAGGAAATCACCTTGCCCTTGTCGTCGCGCACGGTGACGAAGTAATTGCCGAAGCGGGCGAGGGGGAAATACGGCCCCGCCAGCCGGTTCATTTCGAACTTCTCGCGCAGCGAAGTGGTGTGCTCGCGGGTGCCCATTTCAAAGCGCTTGCGCGCCTTGTCGAGCGCGATATCGGCCATCGATCGAGCGGTGGCGCGCTCGGTGCCCGTCATGCCCTCGTCGCGGATGCGCTCAAGCTCCTTGGCGTGCTCGCGCTTGGCGCGGTCATAGGCCACCTGAGCGGCGATCTTGACGTTGTTGATCACCGCCTCATCGATGTTGTCGGCCAGCTCCGCATAGGTGTCGCGGACCTGCCCATACATGCGCCGGAAGGCAGCGGGCAGCTTGTCATAGCGGGCCTTCGCATCCTTCCACAGCTCCTCGCGCTGATCGCGCTGCTTGAGGATTTCGCGGGCCCACTCCTTGCGCTCGGGCTTGCTGCGCGTGCTGGCGAGCACGGATTCCGCCTCATCATCGACGGCGCGTCGCCAGCTGTCGGGGGTCGAGGGGTCGACGCCTGCGATCGTCGTCTCGTGCATCAGCTGCATGAGGTCTTGATTGGCGTTGGCGTCCTTGCGCGCCAGCGAAACCCAAGCATCCACGGTTTCGGAGGTCTTGGCCTGCCAGTTGTTGCGATCGGAATCCATCTGCTGCTTGAGCTGCGCATACTTCTGCGCCGAAGGCAGGTGCTTGCCCAGCTCGCGGAATAGCGGCTCGCCGGGCACCAGACCGAGAATGTTGATCTTGGAATTGCGGCCCATCGCGTCGGTGAGCATATGCGACATGAACTCACCGGGCTTTTGCCAGTTGCCACGGCCCAGCATCCCGTTCTTGAGCGCGCTGGAATTGCGCAGGAACGCTTGGCTTACTTGGTCGAGCGGTCGCTGGTATTTTCCGCCATCTTCTCGCGGGCCAGCTGCTCGCGCATCCAGAGCCCGTCGCGCCGCGTCTCGTTCCGCAAGGATTCGATTTCGGACGCGCTCAGCCGGTTTGAATTTCGTGAGGTATCGGACTTCTGATGCGGTGAGTGCATCGAAGCCGTGGCCGGTTGCTGCTCGGAAATCTTGCTCGAGGTCGCCATATTTCTCACGAAGCCGATCGATAGCGGATTGATCAGGCGTCAATGTGGCGCTGTATTCCTTGCCAGTCAAGGCAACCGAACCGACAACCTTACCGCCCTGCGCCTCGATATGGCTGGCCAGCGCGGCGAACGTCGCCCCTTGGGTGATCGTATCATCGAGCAAGAGATACTCCCGCCCTGGCTCTACCGGCCCGTCAAATTCGGGGCTGGCGAAAATGCGATCGAGACCGCTCTTTTCGGTGCGTTGCGGGCGGTTGGTCTGCACGATCCCATGATCCACCCCAAGGCCCAGCTCGGAGCCCAAGCGCTCAGCCCCTGCGAGCGGGATTTTGTTGCGCCCGCTCTGCTCGATCGAGGCCACGGGCACGATCGTGGGTTTGCGATCGCCGATCATGGCTTTGACCTTGGCCACCAGCTCGGGCGTGACCACCGTTTTTGCGGCCATCATCGCCGCAATCCGATCGCCCGCCTTGGCCTGATCGTGGCTTGCCATCGTGCTCAGCGTTGACAGGTCGCCGCCGATCACCGCATCGCCCAGATCAACGCGCTGGCGCTGGTAGGAGGAGGGGCCACGGCCCGGCCCGCTCGGGCCCGAACCGTCAGGCTGACCATCTGCGATCCGGCGCATGATTGCCTCGGCGTCGACAAAGCCCTTTCCGCCAAGTGCCGATGCCAGAGAGCGCAGGAAGGAGCGCACCCGCTCGAAAGCCTGCCGCACCGCGCCGGGCGGGTTGGCTGCGCGATCGCTCGCCCAGTTGGCATAGTGCTCGGCCACCATTTCCTCAGTGCGCGCCGCGGCGCTCAGATCGGAATAGACGTCAGCCACGCGCGCGCTCAGCTCCTTGTCCTTGCGCGTGTAGTCGACAAGCGCGCGCCATTCATCGCGCGAGAACATGCCATAGGGCTCGCCCCAAAGCGTCTCGTCGCGCAGCGCGTGGATCAGCTCGTGACGCATGGTGTGCGCCGCGTCTGGCGAGCTGGCTGACACTTCGATTGTGCCGCCCTGATAGCGCCCGCGCACCGGGATGCCTGCGCCATCGAGGAGCGATCGCACCACCCGAACATTGACCTTCTTGCTCGTGCCGGCTGCCGCGTTCATCGCGTTCAAATCCGCCGTGAGCCCGGCCATGTCCTTGCTGCCCGGATTGATATTCTCGCTGGACACGCTTAGATTGAGCCCAGCGGGGGAGCCTTCCAATGCCGGTTTCCTGTCCTGTCTTCCTGCGGGATGATGCGCCGCAGACCCTTCGGTCTGGCCCCCGCGATTATCCGCCGAAAGATCATAGTGGAACGTGCCGCGCGAGGTTTCGCGCACGGTGGCGATGAAGTTCTGCGTCTGCCCGTCGATCGTGACCGGCGCGGCGATCTTGTGGATCGCCACGATATCGCTGCGGCCCTTGCGGTCGGGCTGGCTGTCGACCACATGGCCATCGCGCAAGATGCTCTCGAGGGCAGGGATCGCCTTGAGAATGTCTTGGCCCTTGCGGCCCGCGATCTTCTTCGCGCCGGTGTTGTTGAACTCGATCTGCCAGCCGGTTTCGCCGTTGGTGACGCTCTTGCCGATCAGGTTCTTGCGATACCAAGCGAAAGCCTTGCGGCCCAGCTGCCGGATATCGGCCCACGCGCCCAGCTCGTTGCCTTTCAGCTCGGCCACCGGCGCGCGATCCATGCCGTCACGCTGATAGAGCTGCGCGCCCTCGGTCTTGGTGCCGTCTGCGCGCTCAACCTCAGTCGTGCGCGTCTCGAGCGTCTGGAACAGATCATCGAAGGCCTTGTTGATCGTCTCGCGCTCGGCCCCCTCGGGGTAAGGCTTGACGTTCAGGAGCTTGTATTCGGGCAGGTCGTTGTGCTTCTCGAAAGCCAGATAGTCGTTGCGCCCCTTGGCCCGGCCCAGATGGTCGTAAACCCAGGACTCGAAAGCCCGCGCCGTCAGCTCGTGGGCGGTGTCCCAATACGGGCTGGCCCGGCCTTCATCCAGCTCGCGCGCCCGCGAACGGAACTCGGTGAGCACGCGCTTGGTCTTCACCCGCTCCTGCTTGGCGTCCTCGATGAGCTTCTCGCCGCGCACCGCATTGTCGATCGCGGTCTGAATCTCGTGGATTTCGCCGGTCTTGCGGTTCTGGTTGGTGCCGTAGCCCTGCCGCCCGCGCAGCTCCTTATAGAGCTTTTGCAGCTCCACCACTGGCGCATCGAAATTGAACTCATAGGGCAGGCGGCTCTTCGTCGTGAGCGTGGTTTTGTCGCCCAGCTTGCGCGCCTTGATATCGGCGATCGCCTTGTCGATCTGTGCCAGCTGCTCGGGGCTGGCGGCTGCCTTCTTGGCCCCATATCGCTGCTCGATCGCCAGCCCGTTGCGGAAGCTCTCGAGCTTTCGATCGAGCGTATTGATCGAGTGCAGGGCAACCTTCTCGGCGCGGCTGGCATCATCGACATACTCGGCCTCGCGCCGATCTATCGCGCCCACCACCTTTTTGACGGCTTCCTTGACCGCATCGCGCAGGCCCGAACGGTAGAGCATCCCGTGGCTGGCGTAGATTTTCGATCGATCGCTCGAGGAGATTTCGAAGCCCTTGGACCCATCGCCCAAGTCGACGCGCGCGCTCGTAGCGTTGCCGTCTTGGCGCGAAAGATAGTGATCGAAGGCGTGCCACCATTCATGGGCGAGCGCACCGGCCCCCTTGATCTTGGTCATGTTGATCACGGCGCGCTGCGGCTCGTAATGCGCCCGCGCGCCGGTGAGGCCGGAACCGCGCGAGCCGAAGCCGATCGCCAGATCGCCATTGAGCGAGAGCGCCTTGGGCGGCACCTTCAAAATCTCGGCCAGATCAAGGAAGGCGTCATAGGCCTGATTGATCACATGCTGGCGCTCATCCGAGTTGTTCCAGTTGCCGAACTCCACGCCCCGGAACCCGAAGGTGTCGGCGAAGTCCTTGGCACCGACATTGGCATCGCCCTTGCGCCGCTCGGCCCCCTTGCGGATCGCCTCTTTGAGCTGCGGGTGAATGCGATCATCGAGGCGGGGATCAATCCCGGCGATTTCGTCGGGGTGGGCCACCATATAGCGCATGGCCTGATCGCGGGTGTCGAAGCCCGTCTTGATGCGCGTGCGCTTGCCCGACGCGAAGGTGCGGTAGATCGCAAAGCCCTTGCCGTCGCTGTAGACGCGGTGCTTATGCGCGATCGCGATCGTGGGCAGCATCTTTTCGGCCTCGGCCTCGGTGTCGAAGCTGGGACCGCCCCAACCGCCCACGCGCTTGCCCTTCGACGTGGTGATCACGAATTTGCCCTCGCGGGTCTTCGTCACCTTGAAGGCCTTGCGCCAGCTCGTTTCATCGCTCTTGGCCCGCGCTTCGCCGGTGCCGCGCTTGGGGGCAAGCCCCATATCCTTGCGCGCGCCGCCGATCTTCTCGCCGAAATCGTTGATCATTTCATTGCGGGCGAGGGGAGCGGGCTGATCTGGCGTGTCGGCCTGCTGATCGACCCAGCCCTTGCGGCCCAGCTGCTGTGCGAGCGCATCGCTCTCGGCCACGCCAAGGCCCAGCCAGCGCTTGCCCTGACGGACCTCGAGGCCGTGCTCGGTGGCGCGCATGTTGTCTTTCAGCTCCATCGCGTGACGCAGCTTCAAGGCTCGGCCCTGGCCGATCTGGAAAGTCACGTCGCGGCCTTCATTCAGTCGCGCCTCGGCGGCATCCATGACGCCAGCGGCCCATTGGCCGTGCGAAGTGTTCATGCCCTTGGAGGGTGCGCCCGATTGCCCGCTCGCGCGCGCCTTGATCGCGTCCTCGAGCGCGCTCTTGGCCATGTCGTCGTTCAGCTCGATGTAATAGGGATCGTCGACTGCGTTCGACACGTCCTGAGCGCTCAGGCCCGCATCCACGGCCTTGCCGATCAGATCGTCGGGGAGCCGGTCATACTTGTTGGCCAGCGCCATCTTGGGATTGTCGATCGCGTTGTTGGCCATGAAGAAGCTGTAGGCGAAGCCCTCGGGCGTCACGCTGCGCGCGTTCTTGGTGGCTTGGCTCTTGCCGCCATACTTGGCCCACATCTTAGAGCCCTCGGTGGGCTCCACCGGCGCGACCGGCATTTCGCCATTGAAGCGGCCCCAAAGGAGCGTCTTCTTGGTGTAGGGCTCGCCGGTGTCGTTGGGATCGAAGGACAGCCGCCACGGCGGCAGCCCGCCCAGCTTTTCGATCCGGCCAACCGGGTTTTCGACAGCCCAGACCTGCGGCTTGAAATACTCGATCGTGTTGAGGGTCTGATGCACCAGCTTGACGCTATCGACCGTGCGGCCATCGGCATCCTTGGCCGCGAAGTGCCGCGCCCCGGAGCTGGCGAAGTCCGTGCAGGGGCAGGCGGCGAGCACGGCATAGATATCCTGCCCATCGAAGCTGCCGAACCAGTCGTTGAAAAACTCCGTGCTGAAATTGTTCACGTCGCCCATTTCGGGATCGGCTTGGATATCGAAGCGATAGACCTGATACCCGGCCTTCTCCCACGGCTCCGACCATTTGCCAGACAGATCGAAGAGCGAGAGCACCACCTTGTCGGCGTTCTTGCTGCCGGGCCCGCCTTGCGCCTCGGCGTGCTTGCGCCACTCGGCGATCTTGGCCTTGGCTTCCTCGGGGCTCATCCATCCATGCTTGTCGTGATAGACGCGCGATTTCTGGTTGAGGCGCACGATTTCGCTCTTCTTGGGCTCATCGAACAGGTGGCTGATCTGCCAGCCATCGGCATCGGCCTGATCGGTCTGGCGCTGCGCATCCGCGAACTCGCTGACGATCTTGGTCAGCTCGGCATCGCTGGCCCCGGTCGCGGTGTCCGCTTGCGGGTTCTCGGCCTGATCCTTGGCTGCCGCCTCGAGGTCTTTGGTCTTGAAATAGTAGGCGTCGAGCGAGTGATCGTCCCAAACGAAAAACTTGTCGTCTGCCTTCTTCACCCGGTTCCGGCCCCACCATTGGCCGTTGGACGTATGGACCACCATTCCATCCGGGGCGCGGTAGAAGCCACCAGCGTTAGCGCCCTCGCGCTGCGACCACTTGATCGCCTCCTCGCGGGCGCGCTCGGGCGTCATTTGCCCAGTCTCGGGCCCGGTCTGGTGCGTCTCGAGCTGCGCGGGCGCGCTCGCCTCGGCCTGCGGCTTGGCCTCTGCCTGCGGTGCGGGCTGCGCGAACATGTCGCCCTGATCATCGAAGAGCGGGCCAGCTGAGCCGGTATTGCCGCCCACCTTGCGCATCTTGCTTTGCTGCTGGCGCGCTTCCATTTCCATGCGCGCGCGCTGCTGAGCGCTCGTCTCGGCCTGTGCCTTGGAGCCCTCCATCCCCGGCATGATAGCCTGGGGCTTGCCCTCGGCACCGGGCTCATAGTTGGTTTCGGGCTTGGCGGGGGCTTTGAAAGGGAAATCCATCGCCTTTACTGGTCCCTTGGTCTTTCCGCTGTCGATCCAGCTTTTTAGCCCGTTGACAGTGGTTTCCGTGAAGCCACCGATCCGGCTGTCACCCGATCCATCGGAAAAGCCGCCGCGATAGATATCGAGAGCTGCGCCGCGCGCCGTGGTGCCCAGCACCAACTTGTGCTCATCGAACTTGCCGGTTTTGGGGTCGGCCTGATCCACGATCATGACGTAATCGCTCGCGGGTGCATCGCCCATGTAGAAATCGACGTGATCGCCATCGGCCCCTTCGGAGCCTTTGATATAGCCATAGGCGGCAGGCATGGTGGTTTCCCACTTCTCGCCATTGCCATCGACGCCGCGGCGCTTGGAGCCCTTGGCGTTTTCGATCGACAGATCGAGCCCGTTCCATCCGATATGGCCCAGCTTGTAGTTGCCCGCTTCCTTCTGGCCCTCGCTCGGGTTCGGGTCGGCGTCTTTCGCGGCCTGCGTGAACTCCTGATGCGTGGGGGCCTCGGGGGTGGCTTGCACGGCCTCTGCGGGCGCGGCCTCTGCGGGCGCGGCCTGCGTCTCGGCTTCGGGATAGTGCTTGCCCATGATCCGGCGCGCGCTGGCGATCGCGGCATTGGTCATTTTGCGCTGCCATGCGCCATTGGCGCGGCTCCACTTCCAGCCCTCTTTTTTCAGGTCGCCGGTGACGGTCTTATCGGGGCGCTGATCCATCGTGATCTGCACGCGATCGATGCGCGGATCGGCCCAGACTTCTGCACCATCGAAGGTGCCAACCTCGCGCGGGCCTTCGGCGGCTGCCGCCTCTTGCTTGCTGGCGCGTGCCTTCGCCTCATCGCCCAGCTTCCAGATCGATGCGCGATCGGTGAAGATAGGCTTGGGCATGTCGAATTTGGCCGGCGCTTCGCGCAGGAAGGTCAGCGCCTTGTCGACTAGATCGGTCTGGCCGTTCTTGGCCAGCCGCTCCACGCGCCCCTTGAGGTTCTGCGCGAAGAGCGCGCGATTGCCGCCGCGATACTCGCCGGTGTCGATCGCCTTGAGCGAGGCCACGCTTTCCATCAGCTGACGCTCGAGCTGCTTCCATTCGTCGTTGGCCTCGGCCTCATCGGGGCGGGCATCCGACAGCGCGCGCCGGATCGAGGCGCGGGCCTTCTTGTCCCAATCGAGGAACTCGGTGGTGCGCTTGTGTTCTCGATCGAGCGCCTTTTGGTTGCGTGCCGTGGGGAACTTGGCCGGGCCGGTGATCATCGGCGAGGCCACGCGCGATCGGGCGCTCCACATCGCATTCTGATGCTTGATATAGCCCTGCCGGTAGCGCTCAACCTCGGCATCCAGAACGGCCTTCTGCGCGTCGGTCTTGGCCAGCGGCTCCATGCCCTGCTTGAGCCCGTTGACCGCTTCCACATAGGACCGCACGTCGCTCTCGGCGTGGCGTTCTGCGTTGAAGGACGTGTTGCGGTAAGCCTCCTCACCGCGCGTCACGTCCAGATCGGCGCGCTTTGCCGGGCCATCGCTCTCGAGCTTGCGGTGCTCGAGGTAGCTGCGGGTGGCATCCTCGGGGCTCTGGCGCAAGTTCGCGCCCTTGCGGATCGCGCGCAGCTCCTCGGGTGCGACTGTCTCGCCCTCGGCCTGAGCGGCCCGCACGATCTTCTGATCAGCTTCGGAAAGCGCCGTGTCGCTGGGGCTTAGCCCTTGCTGGGTCTGCTGGCGTGCGTCTCCGTCCCGCGCGCGAGCACGTTCTTGGCCAGTTTCCGCGCCTGTTCCAGCTTGGGTTTCAGGTGCTCGGGCGTCGACGGATCGGCCAAGCGGCGCTCCGTCTCCGAAAGGCGGCTCTGCCACGTCTCGCGGTTGATCGGCTGCTGGTTGTTCGTCTCCATCGCGCACACTCCGCATCAGGGTTTCGTAAAGGGCATCTTCGACGCTGCCGCCATCACGTTCAAGCTGGCCAATGAGAGAGGATTGCTCATCGGGGCTTAGCGAAACGCCATGATGGTCGGCGGTTGCGCGCACCATGCTGGTGACGGCGTGGAAACGCTCGCTGTCGGTGCTGATATCCTCATTGCGCGATGGGATCGAGCTTTTGCTCGGGCCGTTCATCGACATATCGGGCACCGGCGACGGCTCGCCCATCTGCGCGGCGCGGTCGGCCTCCACGCGCGAGCGGGCGATATCGTGGGCCACGCCCTGATCGCCGATCATCTGCGCCTCGCCGTGGCTCTCACGGATCAGGCCTTGTTCCAGCGCATTCGGATCGAGATAGCCATCGCCGGTGGAGCTGTCGAACATGCCATTCAGCTCGGGATGCTCGTTGGCGGGCAGGTTGTCGAGCGATTGCAGGCCACCGTTCTTGAAGAGGCGCGGTGCGGTGCGCGGGGTGACGCCATTGGCTTGCAGCTCGCGCCCAGCGGGCCCGTTGGGATCGATGCCACGCTTGGCGAAATAGTTGGTCAGTGGTTTCTTGAGAGCCTTGGGCAAGGCGCTCGAGCGCGGCTGTGCGGCCTGCGCGTTCGGCGTCGGCGGCAGCCCGGCATCGGGCATCGCGGAATCCGCGCCAAGGGCCTGCTGCACCTTATCGCTGTGCTTGCGCGAGAAAATCCAGCCACCGGCCTTCGCGTCGTGCTTGAAGCTCACGCCGGGAACCTCGGGCGGGGTGTCGCCGGGGTAGCCGCGCAGAATAGCGGCCTTCTTTCGGATCGGCGCAACCCACGGTGCCGGGGCAGGCGGCTCGCCCGGCTGCGCTTGCGCTGCCTCGAGCTGTCCTTGGGACGCTTGGGGTTCGCCTTGAAGCGCTTGGGGTTCAGCTTGGGGCGCTTGGGGATCGGCTTGGGGCGCTTGCATCTGCGCCTGCGGCTGATCGGGAAGGGGGGCGGGGTGGCCCTCAGCTGCCTGTTCGGCCTGCGCGATCGGGCCCGGCTGCGGCTGATCTGCCTGCGGCTGGCTCCCCTTGCTGGTGCGCAGTTTGCTCGCTTCCTTCTGCGCCTTCGCGATCTGCTCGGCGTCGTTGCGGGCGGTATCGAACTGCTGATCGGTCAGCTGGACCTGCTGACCGTTGATGCGCATGAGCGGGCCGGTTTCGTTCTCACCCATGAACACCGCGGACTCGAGCGCGTTGGTTTCCGGGTTGGCCAGCTCCACGCGATCGCCGGGCTTGTGATCGGGGAAACGCTGCGGCGGCGGGGCTTGGGGCTCGGGAGCCTGCGGGGTCGATGCCGCCATGTTGCGCGCGATCTGCTGCATGGGACCGGCGTTATCGTCGGGGGTCGCCCCGACAGCATCACCATTGCCTGAGAGGGAGGAAGACTCAGGCGATGCTGTCGGAGCTGCACCGAGAGCGCTGCCGTCGCCCTCAGTGGTTCCTTGCGCCACAGGGGCGCGTTGGTCGGTAATCTGTTGCGGGCGCTGATCGGTGATCTGCGGCTGCGCCTGCGGCCCGGAGAGCTGCGGCGCACCATCGGGCGCGGGCAGGGCACCCAACACCGGGCGTTCCGGCGCGGGCAGCTGGTTCTGGCCCTCGCGGTAGGGTCGGCCTTGCAGCTCGAAATTCGGGCGCGCATTGCCTTCGACGCGGCCCCGGCCCTGATTGGCATAGGGATGGAAACCCTGACCGGCCTGATCGGGCTCGGGCGGCGCAGAAGGCACATGACCTTCGGGCGGCGGGAGGAGGTTGCTATCGGGCGCGTAAGGTCGGCCTTGCAGATCGAAGCCCTGATGAGTGCCTGGGCGTTCGGTGCGGCCCACGCCTTCGCCAGCGTATTGGCCTTGTTCGTTGGGCGCGTCGGGCGCGGGCAGTTGCAGCTGAGGCTTTGCGAGCTGCTTGTCTGGCGGGGGAAGCTGCTTGTCAGGGGCGGGCAGCCCAAGAAGCGGATCGCCCGGCTGCTCGCCCTCTTGCGGGAGCTGGGATTGATCCTCGCGCGGGGTGAGCGCGCCGCCCACGGCACCGGCAGGGCCACCGCTGAGCGCGCCCAGAACGAAGTTACCGAAAGAGCCCTCGGTGGGATTGATGGTCTGATCGCCGGTGGCGTATTTCGTGCCTGCGCCTGCACCCATGCCCTCGAGCGTCTCGGTGCCGCCTTCCTCGGCCCCTGCGGCCAAGCCCTTCTTGAGCATCCGCGCGCCGATACCGCCGCTCGCGATCTTGCCCTCGGCTGCGCCCATGATCTTCGACAGGCCCGCGCTGCCGATCGCGCCGATCAGCGATTGCGCCAGCCCGGCATCCGATTCCGCGCGCATCGCCAAGGTGGCGGTGGCCTGATCGTTGGTCATGCCCTCGGCTTTGAGCTTCTGCCATTCGGGAATCTGCGTGATGATGGGCTCGCCATCCTTGCCGTTGCGCTTGGCTGCCTCGAGGACGTATTGCCGCCCTTGTTGCGCGCCTTCGCCGCCCGACATGGCACCGCCTGCGACTGCCGCAGCGGGGGCCCCGCCCACAGCGCTTGCGCCAAGGACGGGCAGGAGGGAGCCGCCAGCCTGCGCGGCACCTTGCACCGCGCCCCGGATCGAGGGATCGGGGCCAAGGGTCCACGTCGACGGGTGCATAAGATCGCCGCCCGGCTGAAAGCCTTCGGTGGCCTTCTTGCCCGCTGGCGACATGGTGTCCGTGATATCCTGCGAGGTCTTATTGCCCCACTCGCCCGCCTTGCGGCCCAGCTCGCGCGCGCCGCTCGTCTCATAGGGCTTGGCGATCGTCTGCCCGGTGTCGCCTGCGGCCTTGTTTTCCTTCTGCAAGCCGCGCAGAGCATCATCGGCCATCGCGCCCAGAAACTGACCGGCCCCGCCTGCGGCCTGTGCGGCACCAGCTGCGAGGGCCTTGCCGGTGTCCTTCGCAGTCCCGATCAAGCCAGAGCCATCATCCTTGGCGGGCGCAGGCTTCGCGGGCGCGTTGGGGTCGGGATAGAGCTGATCGGCGATATCGTAGCTCATGTTGAGGAGCTTGCCGCCTGCATCGGCATCGCCGCCCTTGAGGTCGGTGAGCGCCTGATCGATCGAGGCACCGCCCGCGATCTTCGATTTCAGGAAATCCGCGTTGGAGCGCGCCTTGGTCAGATCGCCTTTGCCGCCATCAGCCCAATCAACGGCCATGAGCACGTTGGGCGGGATCGAGGTTTCTTGAGAGAGGGCTTCAAACCCATCCTTGAGGGTCTTCGGCTGAGCCGGGGCTTGGGGCCCATCAAGTTGCGAAAGCGCCGCGCCAATGGGAGACGTGCCATAGGAATTATCAGCCATAGAGCCCTCTTTGTGCATCTATGGCTCGCACGTCCTATGTGAGCCGATTTCCTATCTTATGGCACATGAGGGGGTTCGCGCTCAAGCGAAACACATTATTTGGGGAGCGCCGCTTCCTTCGTGAAAATGACGCGTGCCCCGTGCTGCATGGTGATCGTCTCGCCGGGCGCAGCCTCGAGCGTGTCGAAGGCGGCGCGGGCCTGCACGAAGTCGTCATAAGGCTCGTCGCGCGTGATCTGATCGAGCGCGTTACGGGTGACGATGCGATGAGCGACGTGGAGCTTTCCCATACCGCTGACCTAGCCGATGTTCACGTTTTGGTCTAGTGCAGGCCGCGCGCAATTGAATGCTGCTTCTCAATTTTCAAAGCAAGATTTTAAGCGCCTGATGCACCGAGTTTGCGCATATCGCTAACGACGCATTTGCGACACGGCACGCCGCAGTGGGCCCGGAGCGAATGACCGTTTCGAGCCCAAGCTACCCGAGGCCTCGCCGAAGTTTCGCCGCAGCTGCATTCGTCCGATTAAGCGCGAAGCGGACATAGCTATCGGGTAAGTTGCGCTATAGATTCCAGCAGAGACTAGGTTCTGAACGGCGCCTCAGATAGAGATACCACTGCATCATGATAACCCTCAGCGATGAGCAAGTTGCGCATCCCGTTGGCCAGCGCTTCCGCCTGTGTCACGGGGCCGATAATAACTGATTTAAGTGGAAGCTTTGGGGGAAGTTGCTCTTCCTTGTCAGAGAAGGATGGCTGGTACATGTCAAAGGTATCGGTGAAGGGAACAATCAAGCCACCAGTAGCCCGAAACTGTCTTCTTGCAGTCAGTTGTCCAAATTTTTCCATAATCTTCTGTGGCTCAGAGTACACCAGCCGGACTTCTCTCTCATCTGAAAATGCGCGGTGCTTAAAAAAGGAAGTGATGTTAAGCAAATGACTAGTCAGATAGTCTGTCGTAACTTTTTTTGATGCATTACTCTCGATCAATGCTGCGTCTTTGTCTTCACTTTGCTTCAAGATATTTAAAAAGGTCCGGATCAGCTGGGCCTGTTTTTCCGGGTCATATACAATACGGTCGAAATGGATTTCGCCCTTGAAGAAACCGAAGCCATTTGGATTCGCTTCAAATCCCAGCGCTACGGGGCCGTAAAGACGAAATTGGCTCAGACTGTCAGGGTCCGATGAAAAGGAAGTCGTATATATGTTGTAGGGAGAGAAGGGGTCTACATCATCTAGATGCGACTTCAAGTCGGTTAAAGCGGGCGAGTCAGAGACACTTATCTCATCTTCCAGTACAGAGCGAACAACATCAAGGCCGTGGGTAATCTCTCGAGTATCGTTCAGATAGGAATAGTCTGTGAAGCGCATACGCCCGGATTGAAGGATCGCAAGAGCGCCATCCGCAGATGTATAGTGGAACATCTGATCAAGTCTCACGCTCTCTTTGATCTTGTTTGCAAAATAGCTGTAAGGTCGGCCAATTTTAAACCAATTTGGTAGCGCTTCGGTCTGCCAGTCATAGTATTCGTCTCCGTCCAGACCGATCCATTTGACCCTATGAAAAGTTTCGATCGTCTCCCCCCCGAGCAACCTGGGAACTTGAAGGCTATTCGCCTCGACGCCGTGCTTGCACTTCGGCCAAGGGCATCGGTTCAGGTTACCGAATCCGCCATGAACTGGGCATTTCCATGTTGGAACTTGGAAAACGCTCTCGGACATAATTTGGCATTCCTTCATTTAAATCGTCTCCGCAACATAGCGTGCCTTATAGTCTCTTTGCAAAGCCCGCTCCTTGCGCATAGCTGCCGCTCGGCGCGTTACAGGGTGCGCAAGCGGCGAACGGTAGCTGTCCCTTACTGCGGTCGGCGCAGGATCGGCATCTGGCCGGGCTGCTGCCCCCCTTGGCCGGTGAAGGCGCGCTGAGCCTCTTCGACCGCCTGCTGCATGGTGATCTTGGGCGTGCCGTTCAGATCGACGTTCTGCTTGTAGATCGACTGAGCGAGCTGGCGAACCTGATCGGGCGTGTCCGTGATCATGCCGGTGCGGGCATCCTCGGCCTTCTGCGCGCGATCGATCGAGGCTTGGGTATACTGCTCGTCGCGCTTCTTGAGGATATCGCGCTGCGTCTCGGCGTTCTTCGCGGCCATGTCTGCGATCTGCTTGCGTTGCGCGGCCTCGGCATCGGCGGTCGCGGCATAGGCCTGTTCCGGCGAAAGCATCATGATCCCGTCGCGCAGGAAGTTTCCCAGCGAGCGCTGCGAGCGCTCATATTGGCCAGTCTGCTTGTTGAAGAGCACCATATCAACGCCGTTGACGTTGCCATTCGGGTCGCGCATGAGCTTCGATCGCTTCTTGTCGACCGTATAGCCATCATCGAAATAGCCTGCCGTGTTGTAGGCATCCATCACCGCGTTGACGGCCTGATCGGTCTGGCCCGCGTTGGCGTAGGTGACGGCGAGGAAGAACTTGTTCATCCCGGCTTGGGTCTTCTCGGCCTTCGCCCATTCGGTGAACTTGCGCGCATCATCGAAATTACCCTGGCGCATCATGGTGTCCACGATCATCGGCACGCCGTTCTCGGCAAAGCTCGCCTTCCACTTGTTCGAAATCGTGCTGGCCTTGCCTGCGGAGAGCGGCACGTTGAGCGCGACCCCAAGATCGCGCGTGGGCAGCGCGCTCGCAGCCGCATTGAACCCCGGATCGTTATTGCCAAGCGCATTGGTGGCCGTCTCGCCCGCCGCCTGCGTCTCGCGCGCGGCTTGCGTCGGCAGGGCCTTGGCATAGGCATCTGCCGGGGTGATCGCGGCCACGGTCGACGGGTTGTCCTTCGGGGCCATACCGGCTTGCTGCGCGGTGGGCTTGCCCGTCGCGTTGACCTGCGGTTCGGCATGTGCGGCTGCCTGATCGCTCTTGGCCTTCTGCGCTTGCAGCTCGGGCATGTCGGCGGTGTCGTTGTGGAAGTCCACCGCCTTGACCGCTTGGCCGGGATAGCTCTCGCGCGATCCATCGCCATTCAGATCAACGCGCTGCATCCGGCCCACATGATCCTTGCCGGTCACATAGCGATCGATGCCCCGGATCGGGTTGTTGATCACCGAATTGACCATATCGGGCACGGTGTTGACCAGCTGCTCGGTGCCGCGCACGACGCCGCCGCTGAAATCGCGGGCATTGTCGCGCATATGAGCCGCGATCTGCCCGATATCGGAGCCCATGCCGCCGACTTGGCCCCATTGGTGATTGGGATCGGTGGCCGGGATCAGGCCCCCACCGTCGCCCTGTGCGGGCTGCGGCTTGGGCGCTGCGGGCTTCTGCGGTGCTGCGCTCTGCTGGGGTGCAGGGGCGGCAGGCTGCGGGCGCGTAACCGGCTGCCCGGAGGGCGTCACGTTGGGGCTGCCGCCCGGCACCGGCATCTGGGGGCTGGTGGCGCGCTGGTGAACCGCATCGGCGATCGAGGGGCGCTGCGCCGGGCGCTGCGCGGGCTGCTCCAGCGTCTTCTGTGCCGCGCGCGGGTCCATGCCTGCGAAGGTCGCCCGCGAGCGATCGGGCCCGGTGGTGACGGCTTGATCGGGGGTGACGCCTTCGAACGCATTGGCCGGCGTGTTGGGGATCGGCTGCTCGTAGCGCTTGGCCGGGTTCTGGCTGGCCTGATGCGCAGCTGCTTGGGCGCGCTCGTAGTCGGTTTGCGCGCGCTTGGGTGCGACGTTGGGCTGCGCCTGCGGCGCGCTCGAGCGCTGGGGAGCTGCGGGCTGGCTCGGCTTGCTGCGCGGCATCGGTGCAGCGGGGTCCACCGGCGCGAAGCGCGGCCCGCTACGATCGGGCGAGTTGAGCACGCGCACAGGATCGGGGGGCGCGTCCTCGCCGGTCGATCCCGTGCTCGAGCTACTCGATTGCGATTGCGATTGATCGCCCGCACCGACCTGCACCGGGCTGTCATAGGTGGGCATCGCCGCGCCGGGGGCGGCTTGCGTGACCTCGGGCGTGTCACCCGGCTTGGGCGCAAGCGAGGGCATCGAGGGGATCGCGCCCGGATCGGGCTGGCCCGCATCTGCGGTCTGCGGCTGCTGGGGCGCGTCTGCTTGGACCTGCGGGCCTGCATTGGCGTTGCGCGCCTGCGGCGTATCGATCGGCTTGGCACCGGGGAATGCGCCAAGCGGGGCAGGGCGCTCCATGCCCGCGCGGGTGGCGTCAGCCGCGGCGGCACCGACCGCGCGGTTATCTTGGTTGTCGCCCCACTTCTGCTGATCCCATTGGTTTTGCAGATCGCGCGCGCGGTTCTCATCAGCTGCACGCTCCATTGCGATGCGCTGGTTTTCCTCGCGGCGCTTCTCTTCGCTGGCTGCATACTGGTTTTGCAGCTCCTGCTGGTGGATTTCGCGCTTGCGGTCCTTCCAGCGGTTGCCCACGTCCATGCCGCCAACGAAGCCGTTGACCAAGCCTGATAGGGCGGTTCCGAAATCTGCCATCTGGCTTGCTCCTTACAGGCTGCCTCGGACTGCGCCGAGAATGAGATTGCTGTTGTCGGTGGTCTGCATCGCGGGCGGGCTCACCGAAGGCATAGGGATGCCGTGGGCGATCGAGCCGATCTTGCTGGCATAGGCCGGATCGGTGGCGTAGCCCGACTTGCCCAGTTCGCTGATCTGCGCATCGAGGCCATCGGCTGCCCGGAACCCCTCATATCGCGGGTTGGCGGTGATGAAGTCTGCATAGTCCTGCACGGATGCCCCCGGATCGGCATAGCCTCGGAAGCTGTCTTGCACCGTCACCGGCTTGCCGTTGACATACTCGGTGGTGGTCTGGCTGGACCCGCCCGATTTGCCGTGGCTCTTGATCCCGAAATAGTTGTTGTTGGGCGCGCTTTTGCCCCAACCCGTCTCGAGCGCGCCTTGCGCCACGATAATGCGGGGATCAACGCCCGTGGCCTCGCTGGCCTTGAGCGCGTGCGGCATCATCATGTCGATGAACTGCTGCTTGTTGCCAGAGAGCTTGGACCCGCCAGTGTTGCGCTGATAGCCCGTCTGCTGGGTCGTGGCCTTGGTCGGCGTCGTGGTTTTGCTCGCGTCGGCCTTCTCCTGATTGGGATCATAGCTCCCATCGGCGCGGTAGCCCTGCTGGCCCGCCGCGCCGATCGCGCGCACGCCCAGCTGCGGCAGCTGCTGGCCGGTGATCGCCGCCTTGATGTAATCGATCGGCTTGGGGGCTTCCGAGCCCTTGGCCGCGTTGGTGGAGGTCGAGCCGCCACCGCTGCCGCTTTGCCCCATGCCCGGCGTCGGGTTGCCATTGACCGCGCCGTAGGTGGTCGAGAACCCGTTGGCGAAGGCACCGAGATTATCGAGAAACGACATTATGCGGCCCTCCGCTGCGGGGCCATGTGGTCAGCGATCGCGCTCACCTTGGCGTCCAAGTCCTTGATTGCGCCCATCGTCAGGCCGATCGCGCTGGCGATATCGATCGTCTTGCCGTCGCCTTGGCCGGTAGCGCGGGTGAAGTCTTCGGCATAGGCCCCGATATGATCCTGCGCGCCGCCGTCCGCGATGCCGGGCTTGTAGCGCCAGCGTTCGACATTGAGCTTGCGGATCGCGCCCAGGCTCTCGCCTTCGCCAATCTCTTCCTTGCCTTCCTTGAAGTCCTTCGAAGAGAACAGTGACATGCCAAGGCCTGCGATCGAGCCGATCGCGCCCCACGGGCTGCTGGATTGGCCACCGCCGCCGCTCGAGACGATCGGGGTGTGACCCTTGATCTTGGCATCGAGGCCGGTGAGGAGGTCTTGCGCGCCGTATTGAAACGCCTGCGTGCCTTGGCCCAGATAGGTGCTGGCAGAGCTTTGCATCCCCTGACCGATCTGCGCGGCTTGCAGCATTTCCTGATTGGCGAGCTGCTTTTGCTGCATCTGTCCTTGGTTCTGCGCGCCCACGCGGGCGAGCGCCTCATCGACCGCGCCGTTTTCGGTCGCGGCAGCGAAGCGGCCCGACTGCGGATTAACGCCCATCGAAATTGCTTGGCGAAGCCGGGTGGCCTGCGCGGTCTTGATCTTCTGAGCGGCATCGGCCTCGGCCTTGTTGCCTGCCTCGAGGATCGCGCCGGGCGCGCTGTCTTGGCCCACTTGCTCGACAAAGCGATCCATGAGCGGGCGATAGTTTTGCAGCCAGTTCTGGCGGTCCTGAGAGGCCCATTGGTTCGCGCGCGTGGCTTGGGTGCCGGTAAACCAGTCCCAAGCTGCGCGGCCCGTCTGCGCGGCCTGATTGCCGCCAGCCTTCATGCCATCGGTGAGAACCTTGGCCACTTTCGGTTTGGATGATCCGCCCATGCCGGTTTCCTACTCAATGCCCGTTATCGGGGGTGTCATTGGAAGGTGGCCCGGCAGGTGCCACGTTCGCGCGATACAGTGAAAGAACGATACCATCGTGACCGCCCACAAGTGAACCCCGATCGCGATACTCAAACTCGCAGCCGATCTTGAGGAGCGCGCAGATCGCCTTCACGTTGCCCGGATGGACCCGGAACAAGAGCTGATCCAGATCGAAGGCCTTGGGGTGGAACGCAAGCAGGCTGACGGTCTGAACCAGCTCCATCGTGAGCGGTCGCCCGTTGGCCATGCCGAAATGAACCTCGGCGCGGTTGCCTCGGAAGCACTCGTAGACGAATGCGCCCACGATCTGATCGGGCTGGCCCTCTTCGCCGGGCTCGTAGGCTGCGACGGCGCGGGCATCTTCCATGAAGCCTTGCGAGCCGGTCAGTGCCAGCGCGGCTTGCAGGTTGGCGTCTTGGTTGTCGGTGACAAACTGAATCTTGCTCATGGTCTTCCTCTCTTCATCAGTCGGGCATCGTCGGCCAGACCGGGTTTCTCATGTCCGTGACAGTTTCGGGCAGGTCACGGAGGGCTTGGCGGTAATCCACCAGATCGATGCGCTGGCCGGGGCGCAGGGGGCGATCATTGGCGAGAAGCCCATCGCTCTCGCGCAGGAGCTGATCGCGGCGCACCCGCAGGGCATGGGCGAGCTGCTCATCGGTGCGGGTGTCGCGCCATGCGCCCGCCTTGGGATCGAAGACATGGCCAGAGCCAGGGGAGCGCGGCACCGCGCGCGCCGTGCCATGATCCCAGTCGTAATAGACGCTATCGGCAGTCTCGTGATCGGCGCACTCGCCATAAGGCACGTCGCGGTCATGGGGCGGCTTGTTGGAGACGGTGGTGCGTCCAGTGCGCGGGTTGATCCAGACAAAGGCCATCAGCTCGCCCCCGCGATTGAGAGGCGCGCGCCCAGCACATAGAACGTGTCGCTGGCGATCGTGTCGTCGTCAGGATCGACCGAGTAGGCCAGCACCTCGATGGTGGGGGCCTCGTCAGTGCCGTTATACACGCCGGTGAGCGATACCGGCAGCTTGTAGTGGGTCACGCCGCTTGCGGGCTCGATGCCGAAGAGCTGGCGCGCCAGAAGCGAGCCGTTGATCCGTAGCTCGATCGCGCCGAAGACATTGGCCGGCACCGGGATCGTGTCGATCGTGCAGAAGAAGGTCGCTTGAAACCCGCCCGTGGCGAAGCCCGATACCGTCTCGCTCACCAGCGTGGCCGGGGCCGATTTGATATTGGTTGCGAGCACTTGCGTGTTGCTCACCGAGAACTGGGTCGAACCATAGATGCTCTTGGCATCAGCCGCGGCCTTGCGCGCATCGATCAGGGCTTTGCCCCGCGCATTGGTCACGGCCCCGTTGACAGCTGCGGTCAGCTCGGACTGGCGCACGGCATGACGGGTTTTGTCACCCCGCTCGCCCAACAGGACGTAGAGCTTTTCTTGCAAGATCGCGGGAATGGTCATGGCCCGACCTCCCGCGCTGATTGGCCGATCGCGATATTGAGGATTTCGGCGGTGCCGGTGACGCGCAGCTGCCAGTCGTAATACTCGCCAGCGGGCACGCGCAGGAGCTTTCCGGCCCCCTTGTCGTGGGTCACGATCAGCTCACCGTCGCCATAGACCTCGAGCTTGAAGTCGTCGCCGGAAACGGGGTTGAAATCTAGCGTGACGCTATCGGCACCGTCGCTCTTGAGGGTGGCCGCATCGACCTCGAGCGTCACATCATCGCTCGACTGGCTGGCCACATCGACGCCGCCAAGCACGGCGATCGCGCGCTCCTGCACGATCACATGGGCCCCGTCAGGTTGGAACTTCGGGGCCTTTCGAGCGAGCGTCTTGAGATAGATCGCAGAGAAGCCGGTGGCCGCGTTGAAGCGGAAGGGCTTGGACTTCCACTCGTAGGGCATGGGCGCGCCCGCGTGCCACTCATAGACGGTCTGGCCATCATCATCGAGGAAATAGAGCGTGCCATCGTTGGCAGTGTAGAGCGCGCGTGCGGAGATTGAGCTCTTCACCAGCGTGGGCTGATCCGTGGGGTTGAGGATTGCCAGCTCGCGGCCACCGTCCACCAGATCATAGGTGAAGATGTATTGATCGCCCCAGCGCGCGGCAGCGATCGAGGCGTGATCGATCGCATCCCACGCATCCTGATCCCAGATTTTCTCGCTGATCAGCTGCGCCCCGCTTTCGCTGATCTTCACCAGACCGTGCGGGCTGGCGTAGATCGCGGCATAGCCCATGTCGACGGCGCTCAAGACGGAAACGCAGGGGAATGTGACCTCCACCTTGCTCATGGTCATGGCGTCGGGCGTCGTGCCCTGAATGATGTAGGGCTGGCCATTGGTCAGCACGACGAGCGAGGTGCCAGTGGCCACCAGCGCGACAGGATCGTCGGTCAGCGTCAGTGCATAATCCGGGGGCCATGCGCTCGGAATGTAGGGCTCGCAGAACATGATATCGCGGCCCGAGAAGCCCGCCATCATGCCGTTGGGCAGCGCGGTGATTTGGCGCAGATCATCGGGCGCGGGCTCGTAATGCTTGGTCGGCAAGGCTTCCATGATCGGATTGTCGCCATATAGGTCCGACCAGCTCGTGAGGAACGGATCAATCTCGGCCACCAGATAGAAATCTGTGATCCCGCTCGCGCTCGTCTCCGAGCGATAGATGCGGCGATACATCTTGTCGCGGGCCCCGATCTGCGGAGCGGTGGGCTGGAAGGTTAGATTGATCTGCACACCCTCGTTCCAGCGCAGCGGGTTGCTGTTCGCGCCGGGCCCGGTTTCCTCGTTCAGATTGGTCACGAAGGTGTAGCAATAGCTGACCCAGACCGCGATATCCGGGTCGACGGGCTCGCTGTCCTCATGGGCTGCGCCGGGCGCGCCGGTGGGGTTGGGCAGTTTCAGCTGAATCTCATGATAGCCCGTGAACATTTGCGGGATATCGCTTGTCCGCGAGATATAGAGACGGTCGGTCGCGACGGGGCCGGGGGCGCATTTGACGGGCTGATACCACGAGAACCATTCGCCATTGTGCAGGTAGATCGCGCCCAGCTTGGAGCCGGGCGTGACGGGCAGAACCGTGACCTGCTTGCCGCCCTTCATGGGCGCGATCGTGCCGCGCGTGAGACGGGCATCGCGCGCGGTCACGGCGGCGGTGTCGGGCAGATAGTAGGGATCGACGCGAGGCTGCTCGCCACCGAAGCCTTTGATATCGACCTTCATGCTCACATGTCCCTGAACTTGGTGCGGATCGGTGCGCGCTGCTGGCCTCGCATGTTGGCGCGGAACTGCGATTGCAGGGCGAGCTGGAACTCGCCGCGATAGCGGGCGGCTTCGCGCTTGTTGGTCCACGGGGAATCCGGCGTGGCCAGAACCTCGCCCAGAGCACCCTTGGCCAAGAGCGAGCCATGCAGCGAGGCATAGAAATCGGGGATGATGTTGTTGGCATCGAAGAGCGGATCGCTTGCGTCTTCACCATAGGCGACGGTGGCCAGGGGCTTGAGGAAGACGCTCACGCGCAGCGTGCCGGGCTGGAAGGGCGACAGGATCACTTCGCCGGGGCTGCTTTGGGAAATGAACTTGGGCTTGCCCTCGCGCTCGTTGTCGATCGTGGAGAACTGGACCGGCTTGAGCGGCTGGCCGTTGAACTCCGCGAACTCGATTTCATGGATCGCAGTATGAGCCGGGGCGACGAGCTGCGCGGTGTTGTCCGCGACCTCGAGGGTCGTGACATAGCGCCACGCCCTCGAGATTTCGGACAGCTCGATTGCCGCCAAGCGCAGGGCTTGTTCGGCAAGCATGGCCGGGCAGTCATGGGCCTTTGCGAGCACCAGCGGCAACAGCACGCTCGTGCGAACCATGTTCACGGCCATGTCTCAGCCCTCCCTTACTGCTGCGGTGCCGGGGCAGGCGCAGCCATCATGCTCGAGCCGTAGTGGTTTGCGAGGCTGTAGGCGGCTTGCGCATTGCCCACGGCCTGCATCTGCGAGACTGCCGCGCCCAGATGGACCTGCGCGCGGTTGGCCGCGTCAGGCGAGGCGCTGTCTTTGGAGAAGGCCCGATAGAGCACCAGATCGAGCAAGATGCCCTGATAGCTATCATCGAAATCAAGCTCGGCGTCGTAGTTCTCCATGTCGAGAACGTCACCCGTAGGCAGCGGAACATTGGTCGGCTGCACACCCACGATCGCTTCGATTTGGCCGGTGCCGTCATTGCCGGGGATCACGTAGAACTCACGCATCCCCATTTCATCTTGCCAGACCATCGACACGTCCGCCGCGAAGGGCAGGCCATCGGAGCTGTGCCAGTTGGGCACCTGGTTATCGAGGATTTCGCGCCGGGCCAGGGTCTTGATCGCCTTGCCCGACCCGGAGACGTTGCGCATGACGCGCGAGAGGATTGCCACGTTGTCAGGAACCGGCTGCTTGGTGCCCTCTTCCAGATCGATCGTGATCGTCTTGGAGAGGGCATTGGGCTTCGCGATGATGATCGAGCGCTGCGCCTCGTTGAGCCAGTCGCGAAGTTCAACAGCGGTCCAGCGCACCGCATCTGCATCTTGCAGGATCGTGGAGGCGCGTTTCATGATGGATGCGGCGGTGAACGGCATGGGTTAGTTCCTTCTGAGCGAGCGCCGATTAGGCCTCTTTGGTGTCGGTTTGCGCCGCGGCGTTGGCCTCGGCCTCAGCTTCAAGGCGCGCTTCCTCTTCCTCGATCTTCTGAATGATCGTGTCGCGGGAGGCGCGGCCATGCGGTTTTTGGTTGAACAGCTCCTGATAGGCCTTGCTCAGCTCGTCGTCGCTCAGCTCATCGAGCGCGGGGAGCGGGCCACCTTCGCCAGCTTCGGTTGCGTCGGGATCGGTCGCCGGTTCGGTCGCGTCGGTCGCCGGGGCATCGGGTTCCTTGGCGGGCTCTTGCATCGGCTCTTTGGCGGGCTCCTGCGCGGGCTCGTCGTTCTCCTCGAGGTATTCGCGGAATCCCTCTTTGATCGCGAGGAGCGCCTTGGCGTGATCGGCATTGCCAACCTCGCCGACATGCGGCGCGCCGAACTCGTCGTTGAGCGGCTTGAACTTGTAGGGCTTGCCGCCCACGGTGATGACAGAGCCGCCTTTGCGGTGCTGCAAACATTCGATCTTCATGGGGGCTACCCTCTTCTATGTGAGCGGCCCGGCCTGATCTGGCCGGGCCTGTGATCGCTGCCGTGGCTTAGGAGCCGGTGGCGTAGCGCAGTTTGACGTGGAGCTTTGCGGAACCAGCTGCGATCGGAGCGTGAGCCACGACGCCGATCGAGCGGGCGACTTCGGCGCTTTCGATCTTGGCCAGATCGATCGGGAAGAGCATGGCACCGTTCGCCTGATCCAGATCGCTGCCCAGCTCATCGCCCACGGTGCGGTTTGCATCGATCGAGCCGATTTCGCCGGTCATAAAGCCCATATCGAGCGTGGTCGCCGCGTCGATGCCTTCGCCCATGACTTCACAGTGCATGATGCGGCAATAGGGCGGCAGGTAAGCCAGCTCGAGAATATCGGTGGGGTCCACGCCTTCCTTGAACGTGTGGGTGATCAGCACCTCAGTGGGCACGTTCGACACGTAGGGCGAGGGCAGTTGCGGGCGGCCATTGCCGCTCGTGTAGTTCGACTTCTTGATGGACATGAGGGCAATCCTTTCGCGTCCGCTAGAGGTTAAGCCCGCGCAGGATCATCCCGCGCGGGCCATCCGCATTAGACCGAAACCGGGTTCGGGTTCTTGGCTGCGGTGTCGATCGCCACGGTCGCGAAATCGCGCCCGTTGTAGCGGGTCTTCTTGAAGCCAGCGATCGTGCCGGCGTAGATCGCCACACGGTTCTTGGCGTCTTTCAGCTCCTCTTCCCACTGGAAGCGGGTGCCGTTGCCAGCCTCGCCGTAGGCGACAACACCGGCCTGACGGCCAAGGAACAGCGCGCGAGCTGCGGTCACGTCGCTACCAGCGCCGTAATCATCGAAGCGGCGCACGTTCTCGTGCTCGTGCAGCACGATGTTGCTCAGCATACCCAGCGAGCCATCGAAGAGCGGGTTCTTGCGGCCTTCGGCGGTGGTGGCTGCCTTCTGGATATCGGCCCAGGACAGCTCGCCTTTCTCGATGCGCAGATCGTGCGTCTGGAAGGGCGACATGAGCATGACAAACACCTTCTTGCCGTCGATGTTGACCGGCGACATTTTGACCGTATCGGGGTCAATCGCGTTCATCATCTTCGGCAGGACAGCGGCGCGCTCGATCAGATCGCGCGACATGGTGTCAGCTGCGGTGAGGGTCGCCTTGGACGTGGCCGAGCCGCCGTAGAGCATGTGCGCCGGATCGGGAGCTTCGATCGGGTTGCCCGCGAACTGACGGGTGATCTTGCGATCTTCGTTGATGCCGCCGAGCGTGCCCGACAGGTAAACGAATTTCAGCTCATCGAACCATTCGGCGACGTATTCGGCGGTGCGGTCCTTGGCGATCTTGCGCAGATCGTGGAGCGTGCGCTTGCGCGACATGCGGCCACCGGCATCAGCACCCTTACGGGCCTGATCGATGCGCAGCTCGTCGCTGTAGAACGTCAGGTTCTCTTCCTGACCTTCGACGTTATCGTCGCCGTAGGTCATGCCACCGCGCAGGCGCATGGACAGGTCGTAATCGATGCGGTCGCCCGCGTCCGATTCCAGATCGACCTTGCGCTGAATGATGTTGTTCTCACCCTCACCGACGAAGCGGGTGAAATACATCTGCTTTTCGGTGTCTTCGGCGAGAGCGGTGGCCCAACGCTTGACCGCGCGGGGATCGCCCACGGAAATATTCGTCTGCATAGGGGTGTCTCCTTCTGTCACAGACCTTGGGTTTGCGACTTCCGGCACGTCCTATGCGGGGCGTCTGGGGCTGTTGTAACACGTTCAGGTTCACACACGCAATAAATATGGGCGCATCTTCCTGAGAGCGCCCATAGGTAGCGTCATGCGAAGGGGTGTGGCGGACTGCCTAGCCCTCTGGCTTGGGTGTGCCGTGAATGTGCTCGAGCCCTTCCTCGAGCACGATCAGCTGGCCATCAGGAGCATCCACACCAATGCGCGCGGATCGTTCCCCGATCTTGAAGATGGAGATTTCCAGATCACCGACGCGGATGCGCACGGGCTGGGAGATTTTCACGTTGCGCATCCACATAGGCTGCTCCTTTGTCCCTTCGGTATTTGCCCCTGCCCACCGATCGCGACGGGCAGGGGCGGATCATCAAGCCCCGCGAAGCCAAGCCTCACGCTGCTGGGGCGTCATGGACGCATAAGCTGCCTCACCATCGAGGCCGGTTGCGCGGTCGGCTGCCTCGAAAAGCCCGTTGCTGGCGGTGGTGTCGCTCGCGGTGGGCACATCGCCCAGCGTGCTCGGAGCATCGGGGCGCTTGCCTTGCTGGCGCACGCGGTCTTCTGCGGTCGCCTTCTTGTCGGCCTTGGCGGGCTTGGCCGGTTTGCCCGTCAGCCCCTTGCCGGTTTCTTGCAGCACGAATGCGTTGGCGATGCGCGCGCCCATCTGGATGCGCTGATCCATCGACATATTGGCATAGCCAGGGTGCTTGTTGATTTCCTTGAGCGCCTCATCGAAGACCTCGATCGCCGATCGGTTGCCCAGCTGTGCGATCGGCTCCTGAGAGGCGAAGGCGTTGTTGGCGCGGGTGAAGGCGTCGACCTTGGCATACCATGCCTCAGCATAGCTCTCCTGCGCGCGCTGCGTGTCGCGCTCGCTCTCTTTGACCGCCAGCCGGGCATCGGCGATCTTGTCGTGCAGCTCCTCTTCCTTCTCCGCATACTCCTCATCGGTCAGGTCGCCGTCCTCGTAGGCTTCGCGCAGATCGCTCAGCTCCTTGCGCGAGGCTTCCACGGCAGACTTGAGGCCCTCGAAATCGGCCTGCGGCAGCTGCGGTTCGGCGATCTTGGCCATGTCGTCGGGCATATCCAGCTCGAGCGCATCGGATTGATCGTCTTCGCCGCTGGCGTCGGGATCGTCCTCGTCTTCGCCGTTCGCGTCGGGATCGTCCTCGTCGTCCTCGTTGTCCGCATCAGGATCGTCCTCGTCGTCCTCATCCTCGGGCGACGTGGCGCTGCTGTCATAGACGCTATCGCCGTCTTCATTCAGGCGATCGATTTCCTCTTTGGTGAGGAAGCTCTTGAGGCCATCGAGCGTAAACTTGGGCGGCAGGCCCATGTCGCGCAGCTCGTCGTCATTGGCGTTGCTGATCGCGTCCTCGTTCTTGTCCTCGGCGGTAGTCGCGTCGTCGGCTTCGGTCTTAGCCATGATTGTTTCCTCGCTGGCAGGTTAGGCGTTGATGGTCTGCGTGGGAGCCGGGGTACCGGCCCCTTGGGGCATGTCGGCCACGTTGACTTCCGGGCCGGGCGTGTGAGGTTCCGGGCCGGTCGGGCCATTGATCTGCACATGCTGCGGCTGGCCGGGCTGCGCGTTGGTCCCTTCGGGCAAGTGCATCCCCCCGGTGGCTTGGTCGGGGTGGTCTTGGAGCACGGCAGAGGCCATCGCGATCGACTCGTCGGTGCTCGTCTTCATGATCCCGTCGACGGCAGCGCCGATTGCATCGGCCCCGCCCAGCTCAATCGCGACCTTCACGGCCCCCATGAGCTGCTCGACGTTATCGGTGCGCAGGCCCATCCAGTTGCGGGCAGCGTCTGCGCGCGCCTTCTGCGCATCGGCTTCCTTCTTGGACAGCTCGGCTTCGGCGGTGCGCTTGGCCATGTCCTGAGCCTCTTTGGCGGCAGCCTGCGCGGCTTGCGTCTCCGGGCTCGGGTTGTTGGGGTCTTCGTCAGGATCGGACACGCCGGTGATCTGCCGGATGCGCTTAACGATTTCGTCGCGCTTGGGCACATCGAGGCTTTCGACCAACAGGTCGACGGTCTTGATCACGATCTGCGGGCTGGTGCTGGCAAGGTTCTGCATCAGCTCCATGAGCTGCGCGGCCTGCGCCTGCCGGGTGGTGGCCCGCCAATCCTCTTCGGCGATGATGAAATCGGCCTTGAACATGTCGATCGCATCGCCCAGCACGCCGCCGTTGATCGTGACGTAATCGGGGTTGCCCCGCGCGTTGGTGATCCGAAACTCCATGCGCTCGGTAAAGAACTGCTCGACGTTGATCAGCTTCTTGGTGCCGTGCAGGCGCTTGGCCGATCGCAGGTTGTCGAAGAAGAGCGAGGTTGCCAGCTGGCCCTGATCCTGCCGGGCCACGATCGCCTTGCCACTGGTGGCGTTGGTGGTGCGCCCCATGTTCTCATCGGTGACGCCGCCGACCTGCTGGATCATCTGCGCATCCATGCTCATGAGGTTGATATGCGCATCTGCGACTTGTCGGTCGGTTTCGATCTTCGGGGCAGGGTGGCCGGTCTTGTAGACGATCACGGAATCGGGCCGACCTGCTTCCTCTCGCAGCTCCTCGATATCATCCACGGCCCCATCCTCGGCGGTCACGCGCACGGTGGAGAGCGCGTGCAGCGCCTTGGAAGCGCGCTTGTTCAGATCGCGTTGGATATCGCGCAAGCCGCGGATCATCCCGTAAGGCAGCCCGTCGCGGCCCCGGCGATAGCCCCAGATCGGGGTGAAGGGGAAACGGTTGTGCCGATAGGGCGACTGTCGCACGTCCAGCAAGCCTTTCTCGGTCATGAGCGCGTAATGAACGACCTCACGCACGCGCTCAACGAGCGTGGCGCGGCCCTCCATCAGCTCGGTCCAGTGGCCCTTGGACCAAGGATCGAAAATCTCGCGGGAGAAGTCGCCGCCCGACATGACCGGCACGCTGACGGGCATACGGAACCACATTTCGATCGTGCGGATGCGCTTGCGCACGTCGAAGCCGCCGCTGGTGACTTCCATTGCGCCAAAGGTGGTATCGATTTCGGGCGCATCCATCGCATCATCGCCAAGATCGCTGATGGTGCCGGTGAGAATGGCATCCTCGGTCGACATGCTGAGGAGCCCTTGGCGATCGGGCCACTTCGCGCAGGCGATATCATGGTCGAGCCATTTCACGCGGGCGACATAGCGGGCATCGCGCAGATCGGCCTTCTTGGCGCGGCTGTCCCAGAGCATATTGCGCCAGCTCTCGTGTCGATCGAACACGAGCGGCCCGTCAGCCGCATTGCCCTGGCCTGTCTCGAGCCAGCCGATCCCGACCTTCACGGCATCAGCGAACGCAAGGCTTTCCTCCTGCGCACTGTCGTTCTCGTCGCGCAGGAAGCGCAGAAGCTCGCTCTTGCGCTCGGCAGACTTCAAGCCGTCCTTGCGGCGCGGGAGCACCTTGTAATCCGTCTCAGCCCGGCGCTGGCTGCCCAGCACCCAGTTGATCGTGGTCTGCACCAGATTGAATTGCAGCGCGGCTTGGCCGCGCGCTTCCAGCTCGGCAATCTCCTCGGCGGTCCATTGGATATGATCATACATATCCTCATCGATCGACATTTGAGCGCGGTTGTCGGTCTGGCGTTCCAGCTCATAGCGATAGATCGCGATCAGGCGGCGATGCAGCGCCATTGCACGCGCCCCATCGAGGTGCGTGAAGGGATGCTGCTTGCCGTCCTCGGCGCTATCGAATGGAAGCGTCTGGCGTTTGTGGGCACGGGTCGCACCGTCGCGCGTAAACATGACCTCACCGGGTCGACGGTAGCGCTTGCCCTTGGGCGACAGGATCGCCCCACCACTGAAATCAAGATCGAGAGGCATTTTTGGTGATCTCCGTTTCGGCAACGACCTTGCCGCTATCCCTCTCGGTGATTGTCACATCGCCGATCACGTTGGTGGGCGTGATCGAGTGACGCAGAGCCGCCTTCATGGGCAGGGGCGGCATGAAATACAGATCGCGCAGGCGCGACTGAATGGCATCGAGGACGCGGAACACGGACTTCTTGTCGCCCACGTCGCCGGGCAGAAGACCGTCACCGATCCATTCGGAAATGACGCGGGACATATGCGCGGGATCGCCGCGCTCGAGGGTCCAGCGCCAAGCCTCGTTGAGCGGAATCACACAGGGCACCGCGCGCCGCGCCCCTTTGCCAATACGACGAGGGTCGCGGCGCGCGTCGATCAGCACCAAGCACGGCTCGGTGCGGTGTGCCTTGTGGTCCATCAGCCACGACCCGATCACGAGGATATTGCCCGAACGGTGCTCGAAATGACGGATATCCAGATCAAGCTGCGGGCGTTCGTTCAGCAGGAGCGTGGGGGCGGGCATGAGGTTCTCCAATCAGGTCCGTTTGGGGGTGGTTTCGAACGCCGTCGACAACAGGCGCGCATGGGTCTGAACCCACTCATTGAGCCGCTGATAGGCGGTGTGCAGCGTGGCACCGTCGCCGACCTCGATCACGCGCTCGAGACGCTCAGAGGCCCGAACGACCTCGGAAAAGCTCGCGCGAAGCTGCTTTTCGACAACCTGCACATGGCACAGCGGCACGACCTCGAGCGGGGTGGTGTCCGCAGTCTTTACGCCATCGGCCTCGTATGGCTGCTCGTTCACACGGGCACGCTCGAGCAAGCTCGCCGGCCATTGGGCTTCGTCGTGGGGCGGCGGATAGGGCGCGTCCTGCTCGGCAGCGCGGGCCTTTGCCGCCTGCTTGCCGCATTGGCGCGAATGGATCGCCCAGACAGCGCGGTCTTCGCCGCTTGCCAAGTCGATGCCCCAGCTCATGCGCTCCTCGGATTGCGTGATCCGATGCGGTGCGAGCGAGAGGCTCAAGGCATCGATCAGATCATCAGCGTTGGAGAAGGCCCCGATCAGCTGCGGCTCAGCAATGGTCAGCTCAGGCTGCGAGGAGGGCTGGACTGGCCGGTGAAAGATCGCGGAGCCTGCGCACTGATACGCGGATGCGGCGTCTTTGGTCAGCTCAGGCACGCTCGGCACCGGGTTTTCGTATACGAGCCAGCCACCATTGGGCGCGGGCTCGATCGTGAGCTTGGCCTCGCCATCGAAGGGGGCCAACTGCGGGCGGGTGGCTTCGGAGAAATCGCGCATCAGATCACCCGTCCTTTCCGCGCAAGACGAGCTTCCTGACGGCGCAGCTGGCGCGTCCAGTGATGGATATGCGGGGGCGTCTTGCCAGCCTTGAGCTGCGCGGTGGTGCGCGTGGATTGGCCCGTGGCCATCGTCGGCATCTTCGTATCCCCTGCGAAGAAGCTGATAAGCAAGTCGGTGATCCCCGACCCGAATGAAAGAGCACGTTTCATGCGGTCATACCTGTTCTGCGCCGCCGTCTCCGGCGACTAGCTGCTGTTGGTGATGGTTGAGTGTTCCCCCCGCTTCCACGCGAGGCGCGAAGCGGCACAAATCCCTGCGCCCATTGTCGCAAAGCGTCAGGCGCTTCGGAATCGCCTTCGTCCTTTTCCGGGCTGTCTATGTAGGTGCCCAGTCGGGTATTGAACTTCTTGTGGTAAAGTGCGAGGTGCGTGAGTCCTTCTTTGCACCCTTCCTCATCGAACCATGCTTCGCTGAACTTCTGGCGCAGCATCGTGAGGCCTGCTTGGAAGTCATGGACGCGCGGAACGACGACGAAAGACCAATCCCGGCGCAGCTCTTGCAGCATCATAAGGGGCGAGCCCACGGAGCTTTGCATCTGCCTGATCTGGTTGGCGTCGTGAGGCAGGTGATGATTGGCGAAGACATATCCCGTCTCGGCCAGCTTGTTGACGTAGTAGCTGTAGCCTTCGCCCCAGCCCTCGATGAAGCCGATGAAGTGCGAGGCCATGCCGACCTGCTGCATGAGCCAGATCGCGGTGCCATCGCCCGCGCCAATGTCCCAAAACGTGTAGACCGGCAGGCTTTCCTGATAGGGCACCTTGCCGATGCGACCGCTCTTGCGTGCGCCCACCAGCTGAGGGGTGAGATAGGTGCCTTCGGTCGAACGCGACCATGCCTCAGCGCTCGAGGACGGCATTTCCTGCCGCATTTTGTGCATGTCGCCTGAGAAATCATTCTCGAGCTGCACGACATACCACGCCCGTTTCTCCGGGGGCAGCTTGATGCCCAACTCACCCTCGAGCTTGTTGAAATAGGCGTGCTGGGTGGCGCTGATCGCGGTGGTTGTCGGATCGGCCACATAGCCTGGGTCTTGAAACCACGGGAAAAAATGAAACTGGAACTGGCCGGGAAAGGCGCGGTGCTGCGCCTGAGCGAGCGCCTCGGCCTTGCTGGCGATGTTGTAAAACTCCCCGCTGGTGCCCTCCGCGGTGCTCTCGATCGTCGCGATCGCAGTCTTGGGCACGGCGGGCAAGGAGCCGGTCACAATCTCCTTGGCGCGCTCGGGATACTGCTTGGCGATCTTGCCCATTTCCGAGATATGCAGGTAGTGGATCGTGCTGCCGCGCATTGATGTGGCCACGCGGATCGAGCTGTTGTTGTGCCCGAATAGCAGCTCCTTTGCGCTCTCGCGCTTGAGCGGCATTTTGAGGCGCAGGGGCTCAGGCAGGTTGAGCCACGCGAACTTCACCTTGTCGCGCAGCATGTCGGCTGCCACGTCGACGGTCTGCGCCACGATCCCGCAACGCTGATTGCCCACGAAAAGCGCCTGATCGAGCCCGAGGATGCAGGCGAAGGTGGTGAAGCCCAGCTGGCGCGCCTTCAAGATCACGTTGCGCGTGTGCATTTCGCGAAGAAACTTGAGCTGGTTCACGTTGGGTAAGAATGGCTTGACGAAAACCTGCCCATCGTCGTCGTCGCTCGTCTTGACCATGATCTTGTAAAGGCAGCCCGAACAGAGCCGCCAAATCGGATCGGCCAGCGCCTCGGCCCATTCCGCCTCGGTATGAGGCATGGGCAGGGGCTGGGTGAGCGGCTCGGTTGGGATCGGCATGGGGTGAATGCTCATCGCTTTCCCCCGTGCTGAGCTGCGGCCTCGAGGGCGCGAACCTGCTGTTGCAGCTGCTCGATGCGCTGATGGTTCACCTGATCGAGCACGCGCCAATAGGCGAGATACAGGCGATCCCTGTGGCGCTGGCGCACACTTGGCCCCCCGATCCAGTCGGCGATCGCTTCGCGTAGCTCCTCGAGCTGCCAGCGCAGATATGCGATCGCCACGGCCCAGCTCATGATCCGGCCTCTTCGGCAGGCGGCTGGGGTTGTCCGTTGGTGGGCCCATTGGGGCCAATTCTCAGGCCGGTGCCCTGTGCTGCTGCGATCAGCTCGGAGAGGGCATCAGCCTTCTGCTCGTTGTCGCGCTCATAGAGGCCCAGATGGCGCATGAGCTTGTCGATCGCGGCAACCTTGTCGTGCATCTTGATCTTGAACGCGCCCTTGTCGGACAGAGAGACTTCGGACACCGCCGCCAGCGTCTCGGGCGATAGATCGGCGCTGTCGATGGCGTCGACATAGGGCAGATCGATCGGCGCGATTCCGACCTTGAGCGTCACGGGCCGGGTGCCCCATGAGAGCGTGTCGGAAACCTTGGCGCGCATGATCGCGGCCAGCTCGTTGATCACTTCGTCGGCTGTCACCTTCGTGCGCTCGGCGCGCTCGGTCATGAGCCGCTGAACGTCTGCCTTCACGTCCTCGCGTTGCAGGAGATTGTAACCCTGCTGGCCTGCGGTGCGCTCAGAATATCCCGCCCGGATCGCGGCCTTCGTCGCATCCAGATCGATGATATACTCCGCGCAGAACGCAGCCTGTTTCGGGGTGAGGGGCATCGGGCGTGTGGCCTAGTGAGGTTCACAATGTGGTTCACACATTCGCACAGGTAGCGATCACTTGGCAATCCGCCGCGATATCTTGGGTGGATCATGGTCTTGGTTGCTGCTCTGGGCGTCGAGTTAGACAAAGCGAAAGCCCTGCTGTGTGGTAACGCCGATTGCACGAGGTTTGCTGAACGAATTAGCTTAGGTGGATAGATATTTATGAGAGGAATACAGTTTGGAAGGCAAAGGAACCTCCGAGGTTACGGCTCCTCTGAGTTGGAGCAATTGGAAGGCAGCTCTTGGCGGCTCAGTAGCTCCCTATGTCATCGAAATGCGTCTATACTCAGACGCCCGGTTCGTAGGAGAAAAGCGTAACCTAGGCCCTTACAGCTTCTTGAATACTGTTCCCGCAACTCGCCATGGGAGCAGCGATGAGCTCAAACCAAGCATAGTTCTAAGAACCGAATGGCATATCGCAAATGACGTAAGCGTTCCGCTCGATACTAACGATTCCCACTATCATGGAGGAACACCATTTGATGAAGTCGCCGCATTGGTGGCGCTGTTGCTTGATGTTCGAGTAGTCGCGGGTCCTGTCGATCGAGAGTTTGGTTTGGACGATGACCCGCTTGGCCGCCCGCGCGCTCACGATGCTTCCCATCAGCCCATGTTGCCAGCCTTGCGTAAGCCGCCGCAGATTCCTCGCTTGAATCGAACTTGTCATCTGAATGACTTAGGAAACCTTGGAACTTACCCGATGCTACCTGCCGCTGCGGCCACTGCGTTGGTCAAGGCTGCACGCCTATATCAGAACGCGCTTTGGATAGCTGATACTTCCCCTGAGACGTCCTGGCTGCTGCTGGTCGCAGCGGTAGAAACAGCTGCGAACCATTGGGATGGAGATGTTCGAACTGACGTGGAAAGGCTTAGGTTTAGCTTTGAGCCAATGGTTCGCTATTTGGAGGAGCGAGGGGCTGAGGAACACGTTCCTGAGATTGCCAAATATTTATCGGGGGTGATCGGAGCGACAAGTAAGTTTACGACCTTCATGGTTGAATTTTCTCCTAAAGAGCCTCCAAGCCGTCCAACTTGGGAAAAATTGGATTTCGAGCCGAGAAAACTTAAAAATGCTTTTAGAGCAATCTACCAATTTCGATCGCGCGCTCTTCATGCGGGAATCCCGTTTCCCATGCCAATGTGCGATCCACCAAGGAGCTCTAGTAATGGGATTCACGTAGAAAAGCCCATGGGAATCGCTACGGGAACTTTAAACGCATCATGGCGGGCTGAGGATACGCCAATGCTGCTCCATATGTTCGCTTACCTCACCCAAGGGGCGCTTATGAATTGGTGGTCTTCAATGACCTCTGAGATTGCAGATGTGAGTTGAACGTATCGCTTTGTGAAATCAGCGTACGGCAATTGCAATTTGGGCTATCCCGATCACGCAGGTGGCCAAGAGTGAAACTGTCGCCCAGAGGATTGCTTTTCGCGCCCCATCGCGCGCCTCCTGAAGTTCTACCCTCTCGAGGTGCTTGAAAGTTGCATCCAAGGTGAGCGTGAACTGATCGCCGCGCTCTGCCGCGGCGATCAGAACATGCTGCGGGGGCCTTCCCACATCGCGAAGTTCAAACATGTCCACGAACAGCGCTAGCTTTCTCTGCTCACGAGCTTCGTAGCTGGATTGCATCAACAGCTGCTCGAACTCTTGGAACGTCACGCCTTCATCGATTCTGACGTATCCCCATGCGAGGATTTTCTCATAGATGTTCGAGGGCTTGGTCATGGCAGATCAGCTGTTGATCATAGAGTTAAGAAGCCGCACTGCAGCGTTTCGCTCGATGTTGCTCCGTCTCATGAGTAATTGGATGCACTCATCGAATGCTCTTATGTCGGCTGGATCGGCTTTTACCCGCGCGATCGCCGTGTGAACCTCATCATCAAGGTTTGCGTGGAAAATTCTGTAAGAATCGGACATGCAAAATATCCTTTGTCGCTACCGGTCTATAAGATGGCAGCTCCAAGCGCTTCACGCAAAGTAAGGTTTTCTATGCCGACCTATGCGCCTCCTCCTGTTGGCGCTCGGCGCGCACTCGAGCACGGGCAAGCATGATTTCCTCGGGTGAGGCGTTGGCGAGAGCGGCCTCGAGCTTCTGGCGGCGCTCCCATGCCTCGAGCGTCAGATCGGGACGCCCGGCGATGCGTGCGGATTCGGACGGGCTCAGGTGCTTGGCGCGGCACAGGTCATAAACCTCGCGCTCGGCAGGGGTGAGGTTGGCCAGCCTGCTGACAGTCGGATCAGCGGCCCGCCTGCGCATCGCCTCAGCTCGCCTCTGAATGACCTCGGGCGAATTGAGCATTGCAGCCCCACGCTCGCGGTGCTCAGGCGTCTTGCGCTTCCAGCCATCGGCCCACTCGAGCCCGTGATCCTCTGCCCACCGGCGCGCCGTCTGTGGGGCCTCGCCACGCATCCGGGCGGCGACGGTGGCCGTGAGCCCCTGAGCGTGCAGGTCGGCATACTGGTGCCCGTTCTTGGGGCTCTCACGGCTGACACGGAAGCGCGCGCGATTGCTGGCGGCTGCCTCCTTCGATCCGCCTTGCCGTTTGGGCCCGCCGCGACCGGCAACGGCGATTGCGCTCATGACCGAACCATGACTGATCCCAAGGGCGCGCCCTATGCCCAAGATCGAATAGCCCTTGGCCTTCTGCTCAATCATCCAAGCCCTGCGCTTGTTGGCCAGCTCGCTGCCGGGCTTCGGACGGGTGCCGGGTTCCAGCTCAGCCGCGGCCACAGGGTCGGTTTCAAGTTTTTTACAGTTCCGCATGGCTTACTCCGGTTCACGTTTTTGGGCAGGCTTAGACGGCTTGGTGCTTGCTGTGGCCTTGCTCAGCAGCTCTTGGGCCACCTTTCGACGGCGCTCGATCGGGATTGCCTGACCCCGTGGCTCTGCCTCGATCTGCTTCATGGGCTGCACACCGCGCTCGAGCATGACCTTGGCCGTCTGGATGCGGGCCAGCTCGCGATCCGTGCGCTCGGAGATATCGCCGGGCAGGGGCTTCTTGCGACGCAAGCTGTTATCCGCGCTCATCCACCATCGGCAGGCGTTGGAAATCGCCCATGCAGGCTTGCCTTCCAGCTCGTGCGCCCAATCGTTGCCGATCGCCCGGTTGACCTTCTCAGGCAGCTCGGCGGTGTAGTAATGGACCAACAGGGCAGCCATACGGCCCACGATCCATTCACGGGTTGCAGGCCGGGTGAGCTGCGCCACGATTTCGTTGAGCCGATCAAACTCAGCCGTCGAAGTCACTGGATGCGCTTTGAAAGCCCCGCAGGAAGCTATCATGCGCGCTGCGCCCTCGGGTGTGACGTGTTGAGCTACCCGCTCGTGAAGTGTTGGTGTGCCCATCCTGAGCCTCCATCGGTTTGAGTTGGTCGGCGGTGAGTTCGCCCGAAAGCCTCTGCATCGCCTTGGTGAAATACTTGAACGATCCGGGCGGGCCGGTATCGCGCTTGGATGCCATGACGCTTCGGACCTCCGCGATCGCCACGTCCTCGGTGATGCCGGGCAGCTCGAGCCATCGCCGTGCCTCAGCCATGTCGCCTTGTCCTCCGATCCAGCTCGAGGGGCCTGCGATCCCATCAGGACCAACCCCCATCGCCTCGAGAACCCGCTCGCGATAGCTGGGCGCATCGGCTGGGCCTGCCTCCCCCCGGATCGGTCCCTCGTGTGTGTGCGCGCGCGCGCTACCACCACCACCTATTGATTCCCTGTTTATCGTTTGTCCCGCTGCTGTCCCGCTGCTGTCCCGCCCGTGTCCCGTAGCTGTCCCGCTCGCCTGCTGGCCAAACTGATATTCGTCGTAATTACAGATGGTTACGATGGTTGCGCCTGTCCCGCTTTGCGTCACTACCTTGTCCCGCTCAACGAGACGCTGCAAAAAACGCTGCACGCGGCTCTTGGACCACCCCCAAGCCTGCGCAGCGAAGCGCACGGATAGCGCAACTTGCCCGCGTTGAAGGTCGAACACGCATGAGGCCACGCGCTTCTGGCGGGGCTTCCAGGCGGCCTCAGCGATCAGCCAAATCCATGCCTCGCGCTCGGAGAACTTCTCATTCGGAAAGTCTGGATCGTCCCACAGATCGCGGGCGATATTGATCGTGCCTCCGCTCATGTGATGAACCCCCAACTGCGCAGGGCGGCGTCCAGCTCATCCACGGAGCGCACGACCGCATAGCGGAAGCCCATCAGCTCGAGGTCGCGGCGCAGCTCGGATTGATCCTTGCTCAGCTTGCCGCCCGTGGGGGCCTTTACCTCGATGAAGATCGCCATCCCATCGGGCAGTAACACGACGAAATCAGGAAAGCCCGACAGCGTTCCGCGCTCGCGATTCTTGGCGATCTGACGCGCGATGTTGCGCCCGCTCAGGTCAATCTCGTTGGGCGAGTGGTGGACCCTGGCCGGGGCCGGAAAGACCTCGAGGAGACGCTCTAGCACGTCCATATGCACGGGCCCCTCGCGATCCTCGCGCTTGCGCTTGCCGGTAAGCTGACGCGGCAGGCCGGGGGCTGATCCGTCGACGGGGCGGGCGATGTAGGCGGGCACTTTCACAGCATCACCCCCTGCGTGGGCTCTGCCTCGAGCCCGATCGCGTGCTCAGCCGCCCATTTCGGGAAATCGGCCTCGATCTGGGGGAATGCCTCGGGATGCTCGGCCTTCCAGCGCTCAGCTGGCCAGTTGCGCCCCTTGGCCCAGATGCCGCGCGTGCTTGTGCTCTCGATCCAGTGCGATTGGCTCCACATCGACATGCTCACACCAGCCGCAAGGAAATCCGACCGGCGCAGCTGGCCGCGGGCTTCCATCAGGCAGACGAGACGCAGCGCCTGTATCTTCCAGCGAGAGAGCTTGCGCGGTGCCGACGATCCGGCCTGCACATCGGGCACGAAGTCAGGCAGCTCGAGGGCCTCGACCGGCGAGAAGTCATGCCAGCGATCGCGATAGAGCCAGACACGCGACAGATCGAAGGCCTCGGGAAACTCCGGCAGGCCGGGCGTGGAATAGAGCCGCCCGCGTGCGAACTGCTTGCCCGGTGCCCAGTTGTTCGCCGGGTTATGCGTGCCGCCCTCGGAGCGATAGAGCCGGATCACGGTTAGATGCAGGCTCTGGCAGAGCTGCACCATGTCGTCGCTGGCGAAGGGCACCAGCACGGCGCGGAAATCGGGCCCGCTCTTCCAGTCGATGCCCTCGAGGGCTTGATTGATCACCTTGGCATTGAGGCGCAGCTTGGCTTCGATCCCGATCCGCGCGCCATGCTTGTGAGCCAGAACGATATCGAAGTTGCAGGCCTCGGGGTATGCGGTCCAGTCGGCGGGCACAGTGGTGAGGAAATCGCGGCACAGGTCAGCTTCCAGCTCGTATTTCATTCTCCTGCCCCTTTTCGTTGATTGCAGCGCAAGCGCCCGACAACGCCGATCCGGCGCAGCCGGGCGACCTCAGCGCGCACGTCGCGCACATCGAGCCCGTGCTTGATCGCGATATCCTCGACGCCCAGCCCGTCGCGCAGGCCTTGCGCGGTGGAGACGAAGAGGGTTTCGCGCTTTCCGTTGGTCTGGATCATTGGCCGATCCCCTCGAACTTCTCGGTTTCGTTGCCCATGACCTGCCAGCCAGCTCGAGGCCGGCGCGCGAACAGCTCGAGCTTGCGCATGTTGGGAAATCGCTTGTCGATCTGCTCTTGCGGCCATTCAGGCTTGCGCGAGTGGTCGCGCTGATCGCCGGGGATCACGCTGTCGGAGAAGAGCGCAGGGCGCTCGCAGGGGAACCGGCCCCGCTTGGCAATGATGATGAACTCATGGCGGTTGCGGGCCCAATAGCCCGTGGCGATCCGCTGCTTGGGCCACACCAGCTGGCTGACGGGCTTGAACCCCCATTCGCGAGAGAGTTGATACCCATGCTCGGCAAAGGGCACCGTGACCCACATGCACAGAAGCGAGACAGGCGCGGCAATCTCGGCCACCGGCAGGGCTTGCAGCTCCTTGAACGTCATGCATTCGTAATGCCGCATGGCGTTCCGGCCCGGCTTGGCCTTGGAGTTAGAGGCAAACCGCCACGGCGGATCGGCGAAGATGATCTGCCAGCCGCCGAAGGTCAGGGGGAGGGCGATGGTCATGAGGTCTTGTCCTTAATGCCGTAACGCTTGGCCCATGCTGCCCGCGCGTTTGCGCGGTGCTCGCCACAGGCGGCGATAACGGTGGGGTCAGTGCGCTGCGAACGGGGGCCGGGCTGCATGAAGAGAAAGGGTGCAGGCTTGCCGCACCGCCCGCATTTGCGCGGCGGTTGTGGCCCGGTGCTCATTGCGCCCCCTCATCCTCCTGAGCGCCCTCATAGCTCTTGGTGAAGGCGTCGAAGGCCTTCGCCTTCTTGGCCATGTCCTGCTCGCGCTTCTTGGCGCGCTCAAAGAAGCGCGGCGACTTGAAGGCCATCTGGCAGACTGAAGAGGGCTTGAGGTTGTGGCGCGCGCAGAACGCCTCGATATCGTCGGTGAGGCTCATGATACCTCTCTGAGAGCGGAGGCATTTCGCGCCGTTTCCGCAGCCCATGATTTGACTGGAACAGCGCCGTTAGTTGCCGTTTCGATAGCGATTGCAACTTCTCGCCCTGGGCGGCGAGTGCCACCTACTAGTTGGGACATGTAGGGCCGCGAGATCCCGAGAACTCTCGCCATCTTGCTTTGAGTTGTGCCCGAATCCCGGAGGTAGTTTTTCAGATTGTACGCCATACCGTATGTTTGCAGAGGGCAAGCAGGAAGGCAAGGGGGGAGCGCTGTTTAGATATGTGGATCATTTTCTTGTTCCATGCGAAACAGTGAGCATGAAGCTGAATTTGAAAAAGCTCCGTAAGGAGCGCGGGTGGACGATAGACCGGCTTGCTGCGGCCTCCGGCTTGTCGCGCGGCTATATATCCCAACTAGAGACGGGCAAGCGCTTGCCAGGACCAAAGACGCTCACCCAGCTTTCTGAGATTTTCGGTGTTGAGCCGTCCGACATGTTGCTTTCACGCGAGGCGACTACTACCAGTATTCCTATTGAGGGTGTGGTGGGTGCGCTGCATCAGGGCGATCAGGTGAACTACGATTTCAAGTCCAAGCCTCTACGCGAGATGATTGCGCGCCCGGACGTGCTAGAGGGAAAGAACGTCGAAGCCTTGAGCGTGTTCGGCAGCCATTTTGCGCCTTACTACGAAGACTGTGGCATCCTTTTCTATGGTGCGAAAAAAAGACTTAACCCGGAGGGGTTCTTAGGCCGGATTTGCGTTCTTGGTGATGCGAGCGGCAAGACTTGGGTCAAGATTGTCAGGCTCGGTGAGACGCCGAAAACCTTCCATCTGATTTCTTTGAATCCCGGCGCGGTTCCGATGTTCGATGTTCAGCTGAACTGGTGTGCGCCAGTGATGCTGTATCTGCCGCCTGACTTGGCTCGGCGGCTTTAAGGGGCGCGGCTAGGGTAAAGATCATCCCTTACGGAGACTGCATTAGGGCACCGGTGGCGGTGCCCTTTTTCTTTGTGGGCTCACGTGAGCTTCTGCTTAGTCGCAGCAGAGACTTTCCCGAAGCCCTTTGCGAAAAATTGCAAAATGATTCTTGTAGGATTCCTCCTACGTCGCTGTAGAATATTTCCTACAGCAAACTTTTTCTTGTAATAAATCATCACTGAGCGTAGGTAGATTCCCCATAGCCCCAATGAAAGGCAAGGCAGTGACGGGATTCGACGTCCAAATAGGCGAGCAAGTTCGGAGCGCTCAAGCGTCTTCGTTGTCGCTTGTCCAAAAGGGTGAAGAGGACCGCAACGCGCTAATCGACCTCGATGCACGATTTGCGATCGAGGGCTTCCACGGCGGGGCTGATGAGTGGCCGGATCGGTGGAAACTGACCGGCTGAAATAAATATCGGCGCAAGGCTGGACCCCTCACGCCGATACGTTCCCGACAATGGAGAACCGCACATGGCTCAGCACCACGGCGAGGCCCGTCTTAACGCATGCCTTGCTTACTTGGAAAGCCCTATCAGCGCCCCGCAAGCGGAACTGAACGACGAGGCGATCCGCGAAGAGCGCAGCTTGCGCCTCGGCGAAATCGTTCAGTTTGGCTTTAGCGCTCTGATCCTGATCGGCCTGCTCTGCTGGCTCAACCCGCTCGGGCAGCTCACCGCCGCGCAGCATGTCGATCCGCAAATGATCGAGGCTCACTGAGCCACCCCCCCAAGAAAACAAGGAGAAACGTATGTCTGTCGAACCATCCCGCGCAGAGTTTTTGCGCGCGCGCCAGAAAGGGATCGGTGGCTCTGATATCGCCGCGATCTGCGGCCTGTCGAAGTATCAAACCCCCTATGGCGTCTGGGAGAGCAAGACCCAGCCGATCGATTTCGAGGCCGAAGAGCGCAAATACAAAGAGAGCCCGTGGCTCTATTGGGGCCAACTGCTCGAGGAGCTGGTTGCCAAGGAATACGCGAAGCGCATGGGCGTGAAGGTGCAGCGCGTGAACGCGCAGATGCAGCACCCCGATTATCCCTTTGCCGTGGCCAATATCGATCGCGCTGTGGTCAATCCGAAGATCGCGGGCACCGTGCGCTGGAAGGACTACCAGCTGACCACCGATCGCCTGCTCGAGTGCAAGACCGCCAACGGCTTCGCGTCGTCGCTCTGGGGCGAAGAGGGCACCGATGATGTGCCTGAGAGCTACTTGCTCCAAACCCACTGGTATATGGGCATCACGAAGACCGAACGCACGGACATTGCTGTGCTGATCGGCGGCTCCGACTGGCGCAATTACACCGTCCATGCCGATCCCGAAATGTTCGCCTCGCTGCTCGAGCGCGCCGCCGCGTTCTGGGAGCTGGTGGAAGCGAAGGTGGCCCCCGATCCGCAGACCGTCGCCGATGCGATGGCCCGCTGGCCCAAGCACGTCGCCAAGAAGGAACTCGCCGCCACCGTTGAGACGGCGCAGAGCGTCGATCGCTACACCGACCTCAAGGACCAGATCAAAGCCCTCGAGAAAGAGGCTGAGGCCGAGAAGGTGAAAATCTGCACCGCCTTTGGCGATAGCGAAATCCTCACTGACATGGGCTCGCCGATCGCGACTTGGAAGACGCAGGCCAACAACCGCTTCGATGCCAAGGCGCTCAAGGCCGACCACCCCGAAATTCACAGTCTGTATCTGCGCGAGGGCACCAACCGCGTGCTGCGCATCAAGGAAAAGAAGGAGCAAGCAGAATGAACCAGCAAACCCAAGTGACGCATTACGACGCCGAAATGCAGCCCGCTCAGGACAGCTCGCAATTCGCTGTTGTCCCGCACGGTGCCGCGCCGGTGCGCCTGCAAACCGGCAACGCGATGCTGAGCCCGAAGAGCTTGGACGAGGCGTTGAAGGTGGCCGACTATCTGGCCAACAGCTCGATCGTTCCGAAGGACTTCCAAGGCAAGCCGGGCAATATCCTCGTCGCGATCCAGTGGGGCACCGAGCTGGGGCTTGCGCCCTTGCAGGCCATGCAGTCGATCGCCGTTATCAATGGCCGTCCCTCGCTCTGGGGCGATACCGTTCTGGGCCTGTGCCGCGCCTCTGGTGCCCTCGAGTATATGAACGAGGAGCTGGACGAAGAGAGCATGACGGCGACCTGCACCGTCAAGCGCAAGGGCGATCCCAGCGAGGTTGTCAGCACCTTCTCGATGGCCGACGCCGACAAGGCCGGTCTGAGCCGCAAAGATGGCCCGTGGAAGACCTACCCCAAGCGCATGTTGCAGATGCGTGCGCGCGGCTTCGCGCTGCGTGACACCTTCCCTGACGTGCTGCGCGGCCTCTACGTCGCCGAAGAGGCTCAGGACATGCCGGTGATGCGCGACGTGACGCCTGCCGGTGACGCGCCGAGCAAACCCAAGCCGAAGAGCAAGAGCGCGGCAACGAAGTCCAAGCTGACTGGCGGCGATGAGCCTGAGGAAAAGGTCACGCTCGAGACAGTGCTCGCCGAGGTTCAGGCCTGCGAAACCCAAGAGGAGCTGACGGCTGCGGGCGCGCGTTGCGGCAAGCTGACCGGCAACGACAAGAACAAGGCCCGCGAGGCCTATAGCCAGCGGCTCGCCTACCTCAAGGACAAGGCCGCGCAGCACCCGACCCAAGAGGAGCTGGATCGCGCCGAGGCCGAAGCCCGCGCCGCAGCTGACGCTGCCGCAGCCGAGGGTGGCGCGCCCGATGGCGACGAAGACGGGCAGGGCGCATGAACGAGCCGCTCGAAATCAGCGAGCGGGCCCGGATCAAGGGGCGGCGCGAAGCCTTCGCCTTCTTGGTCTGGCGCTTCTGCGAGCCACTGGAATGGAACGTGACCGTGCAGGATATCGCCGCCGCTTTGGGCGTCTCCGCACAGCGCGTTGCCGGGGCTTGCAGGGCGCGGGGCTGGACAAGCCGCCTGCGCGTCTCGCGCCGCACCTATGACACCCCGCTGTCGTCGCCCCTGCATGACTTTGGCCGCGATGCCCTGCGCGCCGGGGCGCAGCTCACCCAAGAACTCACCTTCGACCACCACTGAGGAAGACAATGAAAAAGCAAGACCTGATCGATGCAATCGCCGAGCGCACGGGCATGACGAAGACCAACGCCGAACGTGCGCTCGATGCTCTCAAGTCCGAGGCCACGCTTTGTATGGCCACCGGCAAGGAGTTTGAAATCTCCGGGCTGGTGCGGATCACGCCCAAGCTGCGCCCGGCACGCCAGGGTCGCAACCCCAAGACCGGCGAGTCGCTCGAAATCCCGGCCCGCTATCACGCTGCAACCAAGGCGCTGCCCGCGCTCCTGCGCGCGCTGCCTGACGTGGAAGGGCGGGCCTAATGTCGGACGCAGCCTATAACGTCACCGCCGACGAGCTGCGCCAGTTCATTGAGCAATACGAGAGCCTCGAGGCCGAGAAGAAGGACGTAGCCGAACAGCAGAAGGACATTCTGAGTGAGGCGAAAGCCCGCGGCTACGACACGAAGGTGCTCAAGAAGATCGTGGCCATGCGCAAGCGCGACAAAGACGATCTGGCCGAAGAGGATGCCATTCTCGACCTCTACAAATCTGCGCTGGGGATGGGCTGATGCCTAAGCGCGATCCGCTCCTCACGTTCGACCTGCTGGCCACCGTGCTCTCGCATCTTGTGACGCTGGGCTTTGGCTTCGCCTTGGGCGGTGGCTTGGCCCTGTGGCTGAGCGCCGCGCCGGAAATCTGAACATACCGAGCGGGCCAGGGTGGCCCGGCCCGCTCACCCTCTCCCAACACCCTCGAGGCCCCCAATGGCAAAGCGTCACACCGTCACTGTCAAATACCTCATGACCGCGAAGATTCAGGTTGATGCCGATGATCGCGAAGAGGCGATGCGCAAGGCCGAGGCCGTGGCCCTCAAGTGGAACAAATGCACCGCCGCCACCGCGACCTATGCCGCGATCATTTCGCCAGCGCCGATCGCTGAGGGGGCGAACTGATGATCGCCGATAAAGCCGCCCGGATCGCGATGGTGAAGCGCCTCGAGGCCGCACTCATGACCATTGCCGAGGTCTGCGACACCGACCCGGCAGCCCTTCCGATTTTCGAACGGATCGAGCGCGAGCTTGTCGCCGCACAAGCCGAAATCGAGTCCGACCCGATTGCCCGCGCGCGGGCCCGCCTGCGCCTCACTTCTTAACCCACAGAGCAAGGAATTTTAGGATGAAATTCGTCTCCAACGCTGACTTCAATCTGCCCGAATTTACTGAGGCCGAGCGGCAGGTAATGCCCCTCATGACGCTGCCGCTGAAAGTGTGTTCGCATCGCCTTGGCTGCTCGGAGAGCAACGTGAAATCGCACTTCGCGAGCATCCGCCGCAAGCTGGGTGTGATGAACCGCGAATGCGCCGTGGCGATCCTCGTGCGCGCAGGCGTTCAGATGGAGCTGCTGGTTTATGAGGGCTGCGAGCTGAGCGCGCAGGAAAGCCCCGAGCCCGAGGCTGGAAAAGAGGTCAGCCCCGCCGAAAGCGTGGTCGCGTTGCCGCAGCCGGCGCATGACACGCGCGCCGAGCGCGAGCGCCAAACCCGGCGCGCGCTGCTGCGCAGCTCCATCACTGATCGGTTCAGTCAAGATCAGCTGCGCGCGATGCACCGCGACGGCCTTCTGCCCAAGAACTTCTTCCACATGAAGGAGGCGTTTTGATGCCCTATCTGATGGCCTGCTATGGCGTGGTGATCGCGATCAAGCGCTATGCGCAGCAGAAGCAGCACCGCGAAAATCGAAGCTTCCTCGCCGCCGTGCTCGAGGGGGCGATCTGATGGCCGATCGCAGCGAAATCATCGCCCGGATCAAGGCGCTCCGCGCGCGCGCGTCCGATGAGGCCTCGAGCGAGGCGGAAGTCGCCGCAGCGGCCTCGCGCGCCGCGCGCCTGATGGCCGAGCATGAGATATCCGAGAAGGATATCATCGAGCGCGGGTCCGATGGCGTAATCGAGGGGATGCACAACGCGGGGCGGGTGCGGCTGCATCCGGCCCTCGAGGTCTGCGGGTTCCAGATCGGGGCCTATACCCATTGCGCGGCCATGACCAAAGGGGGCGCAAACCTGTGGGCCGGTCAGCCCGAGGACGTGGAGTTTGCGATCTACCTCAGCGAGCTGGTGCAGGCTGCCAGCGAGCGGGCGTATCGCAACCATTGGCGCAAGCTCTGGGCTTTGGCACCCAAGGCCAAGTATCGGCTGAGCTTCATGCACGGGTTCGCCCTGGGCGTTGCGCAGCTCCTCGAGGGCGAAATCGCGCGCCGCGAGCAGGCACAGGCCTCGAGCGCGACCGGCACCGCCCTTGTCGTCGCCAAGGAGGCGGTGATCGCCGAATACATGGCCGAGCACCAGCCCGGCATCAAGAACCACAAGCCACGCAAGCAGCGCAAGCCCGCGATATCGGCCTTCTTCGCCGGGAAAAACGCCGGTGAGCGCGTGAACATCAATCGCCCGCTCGAGGGCAAGGAAGACCTCGAGAGGATCGGCTAGATGATCATCGCGGGGAAGGGCACCTATCTGGGATTTCTGAGCGAGATAATCGATCAGATGCGACCGGGCGACGAGCTGCTGATCGACGGCAACGCAATGCGTCGTCAGCTCGAGCCCTCAGCCGGTCGCGGCAAGCCGTTTTCCCCGGCTGATCGGGTGCTTTCCAACATCTGCGGCCCCCTCGTTTTCCACACCTACGAAGTCAGTCACGCGACGGGAAAAGTCATGTTCCGTTGCCACGCAATCGATCGGCGACATGGCTCGCCAGACAAGACACTGAAAGGAATTTTCGATGCCTGAGTGCAAATTCGTGGAATGCCACAAGGAAGCGCGCGCCGAGTTGATGCAGGCGCTTCACCACTCGCAGGGCGGCGACCTCGAGGAACGCGCCTATTGGATGATCGCCTCGCTGGGCCGGGAGTATGACGCGGCAGCCGAAAACTCCATTCTGGTGCGGCAGGAGAACAGCCGCCTGCGCCAGCGCGCCGTTGATCTGAACAAGAAGCTCGAGGCCGCGCTCGATCGCGCCCGCGCCGCCGAGAGTCAAGTTGACCGGAGTGAGCGTACCAACTTGGGAAGTCTCTAACTGGCCAGACAATGTGTTACAATTGGGCCTCAAAATTTAATTTTGAAGCTCGAGCTTGTAGAGCGAGCTTGAGCAGCAGGTGCATCTAATCGAGGCTCTTTTAAACGTCGTCGCGGAGAGGAAAGCGAAGTGAAAGCTTACGTTTGCATTGCGTTCGTACTGTCTAGTGTCTTTGTCAGTCCTGCAGCTGCATACACGACACAAGAATGTGGTGACTGGAACGAGTTCGGCCAAGTTGTTATGTACATGCGGCAGAAAGGGGTGCCGATAAGCGAAGCATATCAAGCCGCTTCTCAAACTCAAAAAGAAAATCCAGTTTCAAAGTCAGAATTAGAACTTTATCTCAACGTAATTAATTACGCATATTCTTTTCCGGTTCAGCATTCTTACCGAAAGGCGACCAATGTAACGATCGAGTTTGGCAAGGAAATCTACTCGATGTGCGTTGCAGGCTGGGAGTAAGTTGAAATCAGCGATTCCAAATGGTCTTGGGAGAGCGACGACTGTACCCTACGCCGCCTGTGCTTTGCCCCCAAACAATCGGGTCGTAGCATCACACATTTAGCATATTTCAACAAATGGTCCTGTTAAGAGGTTTTGGGGCGGAGAAACAAGGATCGAATATTGACGCGGCTTTCAGTCGATGCTGCTTCCCGCTTAGGAGTGGGATTGATCTTATTCGAATTTTAGTCAAAGGCTGTAACTAAGTCGCAGGGGGTTAGCGGCTTCGAAAAAAATACGCAGCATTCTGGTAGTTCGTTGATCTTCGGAGTTGAGCCTCCTGAGATAACGATTATGCGGCACGAGGGCGCTCGACTATGAACTTCTGCCGCAAGTGCGACCCCGTTCATTCGGCCGGGCATATCTATATCTGTAACCAGTATGTCGATCTCCAGTCCAGAGTCGAGCAGCTCGAGCGCAGAACTCGCGGAGTCTGCTTCAGCGACCTCGAAACCCATGTCCTCGAGCCCTAGAGTAAGGTCCATTCTGATGATCACTTCGTCTTCGACGACGAGAACCTTGGCGTTATCTCGGTGCATGATCTAGCCTCTAAACTTTGGAAAAGATTGGCTTTCCAAGGCTTGACCGGAAAACGCTACTATTGTGAACGTCCCGAATAGATAGCAGTTCCATCCTTTGGCCTCGAATGTCAGTAGTGCGCAGGAAGTGGCCTTTTCTTCTGAACCAAGCGGTAGCGTCCAACTCGATGCGACTCGCAGACGCACCTGGCCGTCTGGAAGCTGCAGTAGCGTTGGGCCCCTCGCGGTTCGACGGGTGCTGGCCGGGGTACCAGATTGTGCGCCAACCGGAAGCCGAGAAAAGTTGTCATCGCCATATGTGTCGCCGCAGCCGGTGCGGTGCAAAGGCGTCTTTGCGGTTTTCGTCCGCGTCCAGTCGATACCCTTGTTGTCGTATTAGCTCTGCGAGGCGAAAGGATTCTCACGGTGTCTCGGCTACTTTCGCGCTCGAAGGCAAACTTGTCTGCTTCTTGAAGAGCACAACTTTCGAGCAGCAATGAACCTGAAATCGCCTATGACCGCATATACCATTAGTTGGATAGCGCGCTCACGTGGCGGTGCTATTCTGCTTAGTTAAAGCCTGGGGAGGCTGAAGGTCGGAGGGGATATGAACACGCTCAACATTGGAAATTTCAGCGGGGTGTCTCAAGTTGCGCCGCGGCGCAGGCATGGGCCAAGTGTTTGTTTCGTGGGGTCGCGGGGGCTCTTCAGCGATGTGGTCATGCGGGCGCTCGAGGGCGAAATGCCAGAGATCTCGCTGAATCGCGTGCATCAATTTGAGGATGTCCGTCAATGCATGGATGACGATACCCACTATCCGAATGGCGGCAGGGTTTGCGCCTTGATCGTGGAGGAAGGCGGTGCCGCAGAACTGAAATCGTTCATCGAGACACGGGGAAAAACTCATTCGCGCATGCGCTTCGCGATCGCGTACAGCGAGGATACGCTTGGACGGGAGGCAATGGATATCCTTAGATCCGGAGCCCTGCTCGATCAGGTAAGCCTTCTGCCGATGAATATCAACATCACGACTTGGATGCTGACATTTCGCATCATCCTGTCAGGTGGGCACTTTGTCCCGCCGGCGCTTTTTGGACCCGGAGTGACGGTGTCTACGGCGGTCACGAAAAAGCTTGCTGAGCCGAGCCTGGATCTGGAGCCGTTGCCTGGCGCGATGGACACACTGACGCGGCGCGAGCGGGAAGTCCTGCAACTTCTGGCATACGGTCAGCAGAACAAGATCATCGCGGATCGCCTTCAGGTCTCCGAGCACACCGTGAAGATCCACATGCATCGGATCATCAGTAAGCTCGGCTTGGATAACCGGACAGCGGTTGCTGTCTGGTATCATCGCCAAGAGGCAATAGATTACCTTCAGTAGAAAACAGTGAACACGCGCCGCGCTAAATTGGCGGGCGGGGATGGAGTGCAAGGTTATTAGCCATAACAGACCTGTCTCGGCGCTGTACGACGTGGAGGGAACCACCTTGGAGCTGGAAATCGGTCAAAAAAATATTTGCTTTTGCAAAGCTACCACAGCGGCGATCGCTACTTTATTGGGGGGCAGTATTTAGAGCGGTTGCTGTTCGAGGTGTCTGGTCACAACATGCCCCGCACGCACCGTGACCAGGTAATTCACCTTCAACGTTCAGTGGCGGGTACGAAGAAGGTCACTCGTAAACAAATCCGACCATACCCGCGTACTGCCTAAACTTAAACTATCCAATAGTACTTGTTGATCATGTGACGTGACGACTCTCAGAGAGCAAAGTTCTTGAGCAGGGTGGCGATATAGTCAATCCCGCCGCCGTCGCCGTAGCGTTCCCGGTTGAGCGTGTGGCCCAGCATGTCGCGCCTGATCCGCTCATCGATTTTCGCGCGCAGCATACGATCCTCGAACGAGTGCCTGAGCGAATACATGACATGGTTGGGCGTCTCGAGCAGGCCGTTTTCCTCAAGGAACTTGTTCACCGTGGCCGATAGGGTGGCGCTGTTCTCGCGATAGCGCGGGAAACCTTGCTTGGCCTCACGGAAGGCCTCGAGGCTGATGCCGGTCAGCGGGATCGTGCGCTCGCTGTGGACGTTCTTGAGCGATCGCCAAGGTTCGGGTTTGATGATGATATGAGGCGTTTTGGCCTCGAGCACGATCGTGCTCTCATCGAGCCCGGCCCCTTCGCTTGGCCGATAGCCGGTATTGATCATGCCCAAGAGGATCATGCGGGCGTCGGTGTTGAGCCCGTCGAGCGCGCCGGGGGCGAGTAGGCGCTCCGTGATCCATTTGTCGGAGAAGGGCGGGCGGGTCTTCTTCTTGGCGTTGGAGCGGAGCATCAGGCCGTCATTCTCGTATTGCAGCTTGATGCCCTTCGCGCGGGCGACCTCGCGCCACATGGCGTTGAGGTAGGTCATGGATTTGTTCGCGGTATCCGCCGCAATCTCTTGGCGAAGAACGCGCTCCATCAGCGCGTTGCGCAGATCGAACATGTCCGACGTGGTGATTTCGCCGAGTGGCTTGTCGCCGCAAACCTCGATGAACTCCTTTGTAGCTTTGATGCGCGGGTTACGGTGGCGGCGCAGCTGATCCTGGCTCTTGCCCACCAGCTTATCGGCGGCGACCTCATAGAACAGTTCAAACGCGCGGTTAGGCGTGATTTCGGGCGGGGCCACGAGGCCGAGAGCTGCATCGGCCTCTTTCTTGTCGATCGTGCCATTGGGCCGCTTGATGCTCTCCACGCGCTTGAGAACCTCATCGATCGGCAGGCGGGCCACTTCATCGGCGCGGACATATCGATAGCCACGGGTGCGCGCCAAATCCATCGCGGCTTCCATGCGCTCTTCGGCATCGGAGGTTTCGCCGCGCAGCTTCGCTTCCCAGCCATCGATCATGCGCGACCAGACTTCGGGGGCCTTGCGATCCGCGATATCGAGGCTGTCGGTCCATAGGCACTGATTGATGATGGTTCGCGCTTCCACGCTCGAGTAGCGGCGCGGCACGCGCTTTCGGAAGTAATAGACGCCATCGCGTAGGAAGGGCTTGATCTTGGCCAC